TCGGGAAGAGTCTCTGCCCACTCACGCTGCATATCGTAATAAGTATTCTCTAAATCATCTTGACTGACCACATCTAACAGCTTCTCTGCAATCAAGTGTCCTCTTCTTCGTCATCAGCGGGGTCATAGGGTTCACCGCTAATGCACCAACCCAGTTCGTCCAATGCGGCGAACACGGCATCGTACACATTTGTTGCCTCCACTTCGAAGCTGTCGTTCGGGTCGTGGTCATTCCAAACTAGATAATGCATATTTGCTTCGTGAGACTTGACCACGAACTTGCCACGGCTATGCAACTCGTTGATGAGTGCTTGGGTCGGGGTGTCCTCAATCGCATCAAACATTATTCCACTTCCTCAGCAGGGGTGTATAGGTCATCATAGTGCCTCAAATGTCACAGTGTCACGGTGTGTCGGGTATGGGACGCACACGACACTATCGGTGAACATATAGCGGCGCGAGTCAAGGTGCGCGGCGTTGCAGGCAAACCGAGCGTCCTGTGAGCGCAACTCACCAACAGTCTCCACCGCGAACGCAGCGAAGAAGGCCGCGATATTTAGCAGGATGAAATGCATAATTAACTTCCATGGGTCTACTACTAGCCTCTGCTCAAACTTCCACTCGATGCTGTCATGATACCAACGCTTCTTCTTTTGCTCATTCATAAGTCGGCCTCTCTAGGTCTTTAGTTGTATCGGTGTCTGATGTGTGTTTGCTTTCCATTGGCATCATACTCACTCCACCACTCAAACCCAGTGGAATCTCGGAAGTGAATCAAGTTTCCATTGGTATCGTATTCTTTGATTTCGTTAGTCATCGTTTGTCCGTGTGTGAATCATGTTTCCATTGGCATCATACTCACACCACCACTCGTACCCAGTGGAATCTCGGAAGTGAATCATTTTTCCGTTATCATCATACTCATACCACGCCTCGTGCCCATCTGAATTTCGGTAGTGAATCATTTTTCCGTTGGTATCATATTCTCTGATTTCGTCAGTCATCTTGGTATCGGTTAAGCGGTTGAGTATATGATAGTAATATAACCTATTATTAAGGATACGTCAAGCCCTACAACCAACGGGGGCAGTCATACGCCTCCTCCTCATACTCCCCATACTCATACTCCACACGGTAATCATTATTCTGCGCGTCCTCGCGCTGTTCCCACGCCTTCTCTTCGTACCATTCGTTCATGGTATCAGTATATTCCTTCGAAGTCATTCCCGCCTCACACTGTCCACCACCACTCGGCTTGCGCTCGGGTTGTGTGTTGTTGGTGAACCACTCGTCATCACTTGCGAGAGATACCATTAGCTTTTCCATTGATTCCACCGTACCACCGAAGGCGCGAAGACCCTGAACCGTATCATAGACGGCGGGAAGGTTCTTGTGGGTACCAACGTAGTAGCGATTGCGATATAACATATATTTCTATTGAAGGGGTAAACGTTCGGTTTTACTGAGGGCCGTTCCTCATTCGGTCTTTACGGTTCCGACAACCTTTCTTTATCCTTACCTATGTAATATATCCTATATAACAGACAAATACAAGGGGCGGATTCATTCCGTTACACAACCGTTACATTACAACAACCCCAAGGGAAAGAAGGATAGAGGCCGTAACCAGACCCATCCAGAAGGCGACAATGATGGACAACGCCTTGTACCCCCGCTCGTTGTCGAGCTTGAAGGTGTGGTCGAGGTCAACGATAAGGGAACGATACTTGGTCATAACTACTCCTAGAGAAAGAAACAGAAGATGATTATCTTCTTTTGAACTATACTGTAATATAACCCATTTATTAGGTAGAGTCAATAGGGGCTAGCGGTTCGTTACACAATCGTTACAAACGGTCATAGAACGATTCTACCACCCACCACAACACTACCAGTACCCCCAACACCACGAATACACTCATTGGTTACCTCGTGGTATGGGTAGGATACACGGGGTGGAATCCCATCATTTCCGCTACTTCACATTCAAGGAAAAACGAGTGGGCGGCTTTCATTTCCGCCTCCTGATGCTTTCGTTCCAGTGCATACTCATCGGACTGACTTAGCTCGCGCATCATTGGGCTACTCCTGTAAGGTTACTTGTAATATACCCGCGTATCGCGGTAGTATCAAGGGGTTAATTGTAACAGTTATGTAACGACTTTTTAGGGACTATAGGGGGCGGGGGTATGTCGAGGCGGGGCGGGTAGCCCGTTTTCGCATCGGGGTCAATTTTTTTCCCTATAGAGCGATTTATTATAAAGTAATTTCCCCAAGCCCTATATACTATAAGACTTGGGGAATACTTATTGGTTGTATATACTTGTATTAATCATCACTCTTTCTAAGATTAGCGTTCTTGTAGACCAACTGCAGGTTCTCCCGTGTAGTCTTACCACCCTTGGAGTGGGCGATAATGTGGTCTAGATGGGTCTTATTGCCGTCCAGAACGGCTGACCACGGGATAATCTTACCCGTCAAGGGGCAACTATGTTCCTGCGTAGTCCAACACGAAATACGGTCGGTCCAATCCCCAAACCGCTTCTTGTCCTTTTGCACGCTCAACGTCCCCTCAGGCAACGTATCCAGTCGAGCAATCAACTGCGAAAGTCTAGCCTCACGGACCTCAGCGGTGGTATTACGCTGTGCACCGTAGTAGGTACGTCCGTCCTTACCAAAGGTAATAAAGGTCTTAGTGTCCTCACGCAGCCTATTGATATTTTCAACGAACCAATCAAAGAACGTTGAATCATCCATAATAGAGATGTTCTGGTTTTGGAGATAGTCAAGGAGCATCACCAAGTCAAAGAGGGACGCCTTCGACGGAATACCACGCGTCTTACCCGTCTTGGACTCGTATTGAATAATAGCGTCCAAATCCTTTAGGACTTCCTTAAGCTTCCCAATCTTCTTGGTTTCTGCAGAAGCATCGTTATATGCCGCGTCCTTGTCCTCACGCATGATGTTCGTATCGAATCCATAAGTGATATGCACCAGCGCCGCCACCAAGAATTCCTCGTGGATACGCCGCTGACAGTTAGGGTCACTAAAGTACAAACGAAGCATCTTCTTGTACTTGTCCCCAAGTAGACGGATGGCATCGGCTACCTTACAGACGATAGCGTTACGCTTCTCCTGCGGATTAAGAGACACACCATTGTTAACTGCGATAAACATATCGTGAAGTTCCTGGCGAGTTGCGGAATTGACCACAAACACAGGGATTTCAATGTTTCTAACATGCTCCTTCAACTTATCGGGTAGACCCTTGTAACCAACAGAATTAGTCGGTTTAAAATTCATATACTCAGGAATCGTCATCCCCGACATACGATATTCGTTGTTTTCCTTAAGCTGAAGAATGTTATTGAAGAGGCGCATGAGGGTACGGGTGCGGTTATTGCCGTCCACACTAATATACTTGACACCCTCCGAATGGAGCTTAGCGTAGTACTTATAGTCCTCACTATCCTTACCCAAGACCTCCTCGCAATAGTTCATGCAAGAAGTGACATCGGCAAGAATGATAGGATTGGGAGTGAATCCGCTAAAGACGGAATTAAGATAGGCAAGTTGACTTACCTTTGACCATCGCTCGGTGGACTGGAATGCAAGGTCGAGGAAAATCTCGTCCTCATCCTGTCGTGTAGCGAGGTCGTGAATGGTCCACGTGGTTGACACAGTGGTACTGCGCTGCATGAACCTCATAAGTTTCTCCTTTGATTCCCGCTTAAATTGTGGAATCATTTAGGTATGTGTACGTCACAAGCTCAAATTGTCGTGACATAGTTGATAAAGTATCAACAACTTAAAGATATTATACTTCACCACGATTGTCAACAACCCTAAAAAGATTGTTGGGTAGTATACAATAATAAAACCCCGAACCAATAGAGATTCTAGAGATTCAGGGTTTAATAGTATTTATTTTGATACGGTTAGGGTTCCAGGGATCTAAAACGGTACGTATATCAATTACATAAGAAATAATTTAAATGCGACCGACATACGTAATTGTTTTGTCCATTTGTTCGGCCCTACTCCACGATGCCAGATTCGTCCATCAAAAATGACCGCGGTGTTGGTGAATGGATACACGTGATATAATTCTCCGTCATCCTGTAAGAATTGTGTTTCTCCACCATATTCGTATACATCTACTGGGTCAAGTTCCGTTGGATAATACAAGAACGTATGTGCCTTCGGGTCGGCTTCATCTGTATGGAATACTCCGTCTTGACCAAAGGATTGTCCATTTCCATAAATACGGTCAGCACGATATTTATTACCTGTTAATTCTTCAATTCGTTTTAGTAACGTACTATTGAAGAATTCTCGTTTTTCCAACTCCCACATAGACCAACATAAAATACCTTTCTCGGCATCGAGTGATGACCAATTATCAAAACTCCACTTGCGCTCCGACAATACAGCTAAAATGTTTTTGTGTTGTTCTGAAGTGAATACGTTATTAAATTTTCTAAAATATTTATTTCCAAAGTTCATAGAAACCTCATTAAAAAACAATGTAATATGAAAAATAATAAACTGATGCGATAATGTCAAGCCCTTCTTATATGTATATATGTTAACACAAACACCTAATTATTGGAGATAGGTATGTTACTCAAAGTCGGTTCAAAAGGTGATGATGTAAAGAAGTTACAAGAAAAACTCGGCTTAACCGCCGATGGTTCCTTTGGTACTGGCACTGAGAAGGCTGTTAAAGAATGGCAAAGTAAGAATGGGTTGACCGCAGATGGTATCGTTGGTGAAGGAACGTGGTCAAAGATGATGGGTGCAGCACCAGTCGCTGCAGCAGCTCCAGTCCCATCGGGTGGTCCTATGAATATTAGTAAGTTAAAAGGACACGTGCCTGATGCAGTTATCACACAACTTCCAGAAGTAATGGAAAAGTTCCAAATCAATACCCCATTACGTATCGCACACTTTTTGTCACAATGCGGACACGAAAGTGGAAACTTCAAGGTTGTTAACGAAAACTTGAACTATGGTGCAAAGGGCTTGTTAGGATTATTCAAGAAGTATTTTCCAACCGAAGCAAAAGCTTTAGAATACGAACGCAAACCAGAAAAGATTGCAAATCTTATCTATGGTGGTCGTATGGGTAATGGTCCAGAAGCAAGTGGTGAAGGATTTAAGTTCCGTGGTCGTGGATATATCCAACTTACAGGTAAGGACAACTATTCTGCATTTGACAAGGTTGTTGCAGAAGATATCGTAACAACTCCAGATTTAGTTGCAACTAAGTATCCATTACTTTCGGCAGCATGGTATTGGAACTCACGTAAGATTAACGCAGTATGTGACCAAGGTGCAACTGAAGAAGTGGTAAAGAAGGTTACCAAGTTAGTAAATGGTGGTGATATTGGATTAGCTGACAGATTAAAGCACTTCAAGGAATTCCACTCACTCTTGGCATAATTTAGTCTATTTATAATATTGAAGGGTTCTTTATAAAGGTCTGTGTAATGGTATTCGTCATTAAACGGAGAATTTATGAAGAACTCTTTTTATGCTGCGGTGTGGGGTGCATTTTGGCTCCTTGCTAATCCAGCACAAGCACAAGATAAATCCATCTTTGTAGAAAAGGTAACCAACTCTGTTGTGATTGGGCCTGTTGCAGGAAATCGTGGGCTGGAATTTGGGGTGAAAAACATCCTAGAAGAATTGTTACTCGAAAAAGAGTATGACTTAATACCAAATTCCACAACTAGATTACAAGTAGAAATTATATTTCTGGATGTTTTAACTACAAAGAAAAATGTCTCCGTATTCCACTCAAACGCCGAAACAGTGGTTATTCGTATGCGTGGAACAATGGTTGTTAATGGTAAAAAAGGGAAACCTGTTATTGTTGAAGAAGGTTCCTCGGAAATTTCAATGTCTACATTATTAATTGATGCAGGCGGAAAATTTAACCAAACAAGTCTTTCAAATGCACTAAAAAAGGCAGCAGAAAGTCTAATTAACAAACTTACGGAGTAATATGAAAAAAATATTAGTTGCAGTAATGCTTTTACTTGCGATGAAAGTAGAAGCACAACCTAGTCTGTGGTTCGGTAGTAACGTAATAGACAAAAACATCAATGGTGGTGTTATCGTAAAAAATGACACCATTGAATTGGAAGTGAAAATTAATCCGAACATGTCCAACGTGCGTTCGGTGTATTTTGATTTTCAACATCAAAAAGATGCCATCACCTTGTTGAGTATTACACGAGGGCCGGCAATCCCCACAAATGCCTCAGTTACCATTGACAACTATTATTATCCCAATTGTAAATTTAACAAGAATGCACAAAACACAACCAGTGACGGTTGGGTGAATTGGCAGTTTGCAAGCTATGAATGTAATTCATCTACTGTACCCTATGCCGCAATTAACCGTGTAATGGTCAATGTGTCTAGTACGCAAAATCTTGAACAAGCAACGTATGTGAAATTACGTTTTCGTGTAACCAACGTGGATGCTGGATTCCCATATGATTCCGTTTACATGAACTTTGCCGTTGCCTATGCAGCAACAGGTGCAGACATGCGACCAACGGGTAATACTACACCAACTCGTGCATGGGTTCAATTGCAACCTGGTGCCAACAACTTAGTTACAGGACAAATCAAACACAGTGAAAACGTGTCGGGGGCTGTTAAGTCAGCGTTGATGTTATCGGTGACAAACACAGAAACACCGCCCGTGCAAATCACTAGTATGGTGTTAGGAACCGCAGGTACGTTTGGATTTGCACAACAACTACAAACAAATACCCCATACAGATTACGATTGAACATTCCTTCTGAACAATTGTCACCGTTAAGTTTATCGGCAACCACGGTGTCTGATTACACCATGGCATTCCAAGAATTTTTGACACAAAATCTTGACGGAACATTCAAAAACAACAACATTACTCGTGGCATCAAGTATTGGGCAGCTGATGTAAACAACAATGGTAATTTAGATGGGGGTGACTTGCAATTGTTATTCAATGCGGTAACAGGATTGGATACCATTATGAAACCTGCACCTCAGTGTGGAGCAAATTGTTTCATGTCACTTCCAATCATGACTACATCGGCGTTTGATGGGTTAACATTGACTTCGTGGAAGAACCTTACGTTGGGAAGTACATCATTTATTCCCCTTACAACCACAACGGCAGACCAACAACTATCTATGAATTATGTGTTGAAAGGAGATGTGAATTTATCTCATTCATCTCCTGTAACTGCACAACAAGCAGCAGCAATGCGCATGGGGTCATTGGTAGTTCCTGGGGCAAGTAGCATTGATGTCAATGTCAATAACATAGTAGTAACAACAAACACCATCAATATTCCCTTCACCATTGACACACGTGGAAACAAACTCACGGCGTTGCAATTTGAAGTAAAATATGATGCAACAAAAGTAAAGTTTGAAAAAATGGAAGTAAACACACCTAGCTGGATTTCATTTGTTAACCCAACAGGTAATGTAATTCGTTTCGGCGCACTTGATCGTGAATTGAAAAATACATTGTCGGGCACTAACTTAGTTCCATTTAGATTACATTTTTCAGCACTACAAGCAGGTGTTGATTTGAACACCAGCATTGAAATTGTTCCTGTAATGGATGCCGCCAATGATAAAGGTAATCAACTCGGCATCAACTTCAATACTAACGTCATCAAGTTAATTGGTGCAAACTTCTTCAGAAACTAATGAAAAACTTTCTTACTTATTCAACATTGGCGGTAATTTTGCTTGGATGTTCTGACAACATACCAATGGCGCCGACATCAACGTACCCGATTGACTTGGGGGTTCCCTCAGTATCAATGAACGTTGTCTCAACATCAGGTCTTACAGTAAATAACACATACACACTTACTATGAACGTGACCCAAGGGGCAATGTATAGTTTACAACTCACACATATCAATGGAAACATTGTACATAATCATCCATTCGTCGCACAAACAGATCAGGTAACGGTTACATTGAATTACGGAAATGTTCCTTCTGGAGCATATGACTTGTATCTTATGAACACCTCAGGACAAGAACTTAAGGTACCCGTTATCATTAAACATTAATAAGGAGAACAATATGTCAGAAGAATCAGGAAGTGGTGGATTAAAAAATGCCATCATCGGTCTAGTCACAATTATCGTAACGGCAATTGCAGGTGTTGTTGGTAAGAAAATGATGGGTGACGATGAAGCGTCAGCACCTGCCCCGGCGGTTGCCCCTGCTCCAATCATCAACTTAAACTTGGAAAATAACAACACAGTTTCAGGTGGTGGTAATGGTGCAGCAGCAACCCCTGCTCCCAAAGCAGCACCCAAGAAGGACGACCACTTAAAGAAAGAACCCCTCTGGTAACCCCGTGACAGAACAAAAAAAAACATCTAACTTGGATAGCAAATTTCAAGAATTATTAAACAAAACTATGACACGCCGTTGGAACATCACGGCAATAGTATTACTCACATTTTTATTCATTGCGGTTGGTATCACAACAGCAGTAAAAAGTGGAACGCTTCTTGACCAAGAATGGAAAGAAATTCTTCTGTTGATGCTTGGTGCGTTCATTGGGTCATACAGTAAAATTATTGATTATTGGTTCTCAGATACAGATAAAGACAAAATGTTAGTACAAAAGATGGATGAAGAAGATGGACAATCGTTCTCAAACACTTTAGGAGGATAACATGGACGCAAAACAAATTCAAAAAGGATTGTTATCAAAGTTTTCACAAATCTTTCAAGATAACAATGAATATAACGAAAAAACTGTAATTGGTTTCTTATCATTTGCAGTTATGACTTTATATTCTTTGGTAGACCTCGTAACAGGTGTTATGGGAATGCCATTAGAAATTCACGAATTCGTGTATAACTCATTTATGATTATTACATTAGGTTCGTTCGGTATTGCAGGATTGGAAAAGTTTTCACCAACAGCAGTTAAACAAGCAAAAAGTACAGATGAAACCGATGCGTAATGTTATACTCGCACTTGGTGTGTTTCTATTACCTGAGGTGTTGTCCGCTCAGGTAATAGGGAAAACACAAACAGAACAATACAAGGCAGCATTTGAAACAGGTGTAGACCCCACCATCTTCCGTGATTATCGCGGCAAGACTATTCCTATTCAAGTGTTGCAACTTGGCATTAACGAAGAAGTGTATGCCATGTATCCTGAATTGAAAGATAATCGTGTTGGGTTGGGGGTTTCTAACATTGTTATTGAATTCATGGAAGAAACCAATCGCTTCACATTCACAGAAGAAAAAACAGAAATCAAAAACAGAATGGTGAAGCAATTTCAAGCATCACAATCAGGCATCACTGCCAATCAATTAGATGGGCGTGGCAAGATTATGTTGGCTCGGTACTTTGCCTACATTGAAGTGTATGATTTTTCGGTGTCAGAAGATGAAACCATTAACATGAAAGACGGTGTGAAGAATACCGTTGTAACTCGTTTAGGATTACAAGTACGTTTTGTAGATGCCGAGACGGGACAATTCTTCACCGGGTCAGGATTGGGAGAAGCAAAAACAGTTCGTGAACTCACCCTTATGAATGATGATAACTTTGGTGAAGTAAAGTTTAATCAAAGTACCATCGGTATTGCCACGAAAAAAGCATTGGAAATTGCCACATCAAAAATTGTCACCCGGATGATTAATCGCGGTATCTACGAAAAATAACCTATGAAAAAATTATTATTGTTATTGTTGGTTGCACTGCCATTAGAAGCACAAGATACAGTTCGTATTAAACACAGTAATTATGAAACTGTGTTTTCCAAGAGCAAAAAATATCCTGTGCTTGTGGAATGGTGGGTGACAACAAATAAAATTAAATGCACAAACCCTGTCAAACGAAATGATAAGTTTATTCCTGACCCCAAGCTCCCCGTAGAAAGCAATGTGGGTGCCGAGTATGTGGGGTCAGGGTTTGACAGAGGACATCTTGCCCCAGCAGCCGACCAACAATGTTTGGGTGATGCTGTAATGGCGGAAAGTTTCTATTTCACAAACATGGTGCCACAATATCCTGGATTAAATCGTGGGCAATGGAAAGCATTGGAGGACCATATACGTAAGTTGGCATTACAACATGATAGTGTGTTTGTACAAGCAGGATGTGTGGGAGAAAAACAAAAAGTGAAATCACTCTCGGTTCCTACTCATTGTTGGAAAACCGTATATGTACAGGCTACAAAAGAAACAACATATTACGTATTTGAAAATGTTCCACAAAAAACCATTTCGTTTACTACGCACATAGTTTCTAAAGACAGTGTAGTGAATCTACGTAGATGAAATTTATAAAAATATTAGTTACGAGTTTGATAGGAATATTAATATACTCGTCAAATGTAAAAGCACAATCTATTGTACAAACCTGGATAGACCCGTGTACAGGTACAATGCAAACGGCCACATTTCCAATAAGTAATATAGGAGTGGTCATTATGTATCGCGGTGCCTCAAAAATATTTACGGCACAACAAGCCGCTGCGGGTGAATTGCAGGCATGGATTAATCAAGTTACTGTTGTTATCCCATGTTCAATTGTAAATACTCCAGTAATTACGCAAACCGCAGCACAAGCGGCAACACAAGCGGCAAGTGCAGCAGCATCCGCCGCGGCATCGTCGGCAGCATCGTCAGCGGCATCAGGTGCAGCATCAGAAGCCGCATCATCCGCGGCATCAAGTGCCGCAAGTGGTTCGGTGAGTGCCGGTGCCACCTCATCTCCACCAACAACAAGTTCTTCATCATCCGGCAGTAGCACGTCAAGTTCTAGTAGTTCAAGTAGTTCATCAGAATCAAAATCAGAATCAAAATCAGAGAGTAGTGAAAGTAAAGAAGAAAAGAAAGAAGAAAAGAAAAGTAGCGGCGCCAATAATCCTATCATGGTGGCATCGGACTTTACGGCAGGACAGAATGCCGACGGGAGTGTGGCGGGATTGTTTACGGTAGGGATATCGCAAAGTAGTTTGGCTGGCGATAAAAGTTATGGGGCAACAGCAATCGTTTGGACATCATTTGACCAAGCCGCCTTATCGGCAAGTTATACCAAGATGGCGTTTAAGACAGGTAAATTACATGCGGTTCATAACTATTCATCAACCTATGCCTATTTGAACGGCATTCATATGACGTTGGTGGGATATACGTGGGTAAAACCTGATGAAAAATGGGGTGTGTATGGGGTGAATGCAGGTATGATTACGTTGTTTATGCCTGATGGGGGTGGGGTCAACTATTCAACAAGCTTGGTTGGGTTCTGGATGTATAAACCTATTGAGCTAACGAAAAGAGCAAAAATATCACCACAGATGTTTGTGATAGGAAGTCCTATGAGTTACAATGAAATTACTAAACTTACCACAAGTGCCGTAGGAAGTGTGATGATAGGTAACAGTATGGATTATATGATTACCCGACGATTTGGTGCCACAGCAGCCCATCGTATGTTGATATCACCCAGTCAAAAACCCTTAAATTTCTTATTAATTGGCGGTCGTATGATATTGTAGTTATAAATACAACATAATCAAACTAGGTTCACCTAATTATATAAGCAGGTATGTAATTAATTTACTTATTTTTGGAGGTATGTATGCTACGATTTGTTTTAGTATTAGTATTGAGTGTTGTAATCAATTCCACACTTACAGCACAGGGTCGTGAATCAATGGGTTCGATACCACAACGTGGAAATGCACCACGCGAGAATAGTATTATTCTTGAATGTCAACCAGTACGAGTAAGTCCACAACGTGGTGGTTCGGGTACTGAACTTCGTTGTCACCGCATTCCATCACCTCCAATGTTTCGTGGTAATCCCGCATCAAATACCCCACGTGGTTCTATAAACCCAGCACCTCCAATAACAGTTGAACAACGTAACGCGATTGAGTTGGCACAAAAACACTTTCAACAAACCGTTGACAGTATTCTTCGTCGGAAATAATGTCAGAGAGGAGAAGTTATGATTAAAAATTTAAGTTTTGCAGAACAAAGTGCGTTGTTTGCACGTTTTAGTAATTTAGCATATAAAACCCCAAAAGAAGCAGAAAAATTATTTAAGAAAGCAGGATTTGAACAAGTAGTATACTATGGAAACAAAGGTAGTAACGCATATGTAATTGAAAGTGAACATGATGTAGTAGTTGTATGTCGTGGTACCGAAGTCCAAGAATGGAATGATGTCAAGGCTGACCTTAGTATTGCATTAACACCTTCTCGTTCGGGTATTGGTAAAGTTCATCGTGGATTTCGTACTTACACTGATAAGATATGGGAACCAATTAAGTCACATATCAGTCCAATTAAAAATAAGGATATTTGGTTTACTGGACATAGTTTAGGTGCAGCAATGGCAACCTTGATGGCTCGTCGTTGTGCACTCGACATTAGTGTGAGAGTTCCAACCCTATTTACGTATGGAAGTCCACGTGTTGGCAATCGTGCATATATCAATGAATTTAATGGACGCATCACACATCATCGTTGGGTCAATGATGGAGACATCGTAACAAAAGTTCCATTTGCTCCGATTTACTATCACTGCGGCACCATGCATCATATTAGTAAAAATGGTAAAGTGACTGTAGAGTACGATAGAAAAATTAGTTGGACTCGTGTTTTATCATTATTCTTACCGCATGGTATCTTTAAGTTAATCTCTGGTGATACGAAAGACCACTCATCAGTTGAGTATAGTGAAAAACTGTTATTCTGGTCGCTTAACGATATATCATAATATCTATTATTAACTATTAAGACGGGGGTTGACATTCGTTGACCTCCGTTTTACTTTTATGTAGGAGGTGTAATATGCCAAACCCTGTTATTATGCTATCGTTGTTGGTGTCACTACAACAACTAAAAATTAATAAGATGCCACTTCCAGCACGAGGGATACGGGACAGTACACAAAACTATATTGTGTTACACAACGATGGTTCAAATATGACTGCAAGACAAACGCATGGTGTTTTAAGCAGTCGCGGATTGTCGTATCATTATTTCGTGGCACGTGATGGAAAAATATATGAATATGTAAATCCAAAATACATCGCGCGTCATACAGGTGTGTCTTTTCACAAGGGAATGTTAAACTGGAATAATTTTAGTATAGGTATTTGTTTACAAGGTATGAATGGTTTGATATATAGCAACCAACAATACGAAAGTTTAGGTAGGTTGATACAGCAATTACACAACAGATACCCAGACAGTAAATCTCGACCAATACTGACACACGCAGAAGTTGCATTTCCACCTGGACGTAAAAAAGATCCTGGTGAAACATTTGATTTAACTAAAATAAAATTAGATAGTATACAATAGGGGATAAAGGTTATGATTAGATACGCTGATGTAATTGTAGATTTACAGGCAGGTGATACGGGGAAAGGGAAGGTTGCTCACGCACTTGCAAATGAGTATGACCTTATCATTCGTTATAATGGTGGATCAAACGCTGGTCATACTGTGTATCACGATGGAAAGAAAGTTGTGACGCATCTTGTTCCTATTGGTGTATTGTTCGGTATTCCAAGTGTGATTGGATTTGGATGTGTAGTAAATATAAAAAAGTTGGAAGAAGAAATTAAAGATTTAAATAACATTGGTTTTAAGACCGATGGACTTATCTTCGTTGATGAACGTTGTCACTTGGTATTGGGCAAACACATCGAAGAAGATAGCTCGGATAACAAGATTGGAACAACCAGACAAGGAATTGGCCCAACGTATCGTGATAAGTATAACCGCACGGGTATACGGATGAAGGACTTGGGTATCCAACCTTCATTATTATTTTCCGTAATTGATACTTATGAGTTATTCCACAATAAACATAACGACTGGCGTATCTTATGTGAAGGTGCGCAAGGTTTCCAAATTGATATTGATTGGGGTGATTATCCATATGTTACCAGCTCGCATTGCACGATTGGGTCAGCGGTTCTGAATGGAATTCCTCCACAGAAAATACAGAAGGTCATCGGTACTATGAAAGCATACGAAACTTATTCTGGATTTAAAACCACGTTCCAAGATGAAAACGACCCTATCTTACAAAAGATACAAGAAGTTGGTGGGGAAGTCGGAGCCACCACAGGTCGTAAGCGTAAAGTTCGTTGGTTAGACCTTGATGGTGTTATTAAAGCAATCAACATTAATGGAGTCACGGACCTTATCATTAATAAAGCAGATATATTAAAGGAAGTAGGTATATTTAATTATGTATACAAAAATGAATTACATAAATGTTATATACTAGATGATATGATTTCAGAAATAGATTGTATATTATATGATAACACCGAAGTAAAAAATATTATTTGGTCAATGACGCCTAATGGAATTTAATTACTATTTACTAATAGTGGGTTGACAAAATTTCACCTGAGGGTTAAGTTAATATGAAGAAGTTACAAAAATATGTTGTACCTGTAAACATTATAGTTTATGGTGAAGATGAGATGGACGCAGTATCATATGTAGAAGAAGCATTAGACAGTAGTTCTATTATCACAGAAGATGGTCTAATCGGAGCAGAGGTTATGACCGATGATGTCGAACTTTTTGACGAGGGTTACGAAGATGATGATGGATCGTATGAGGACGAAGATTAATTGGACGAATGTAAAGTTTTGGGTACTGATAGTAGCGATTGGTATATTTACGTTGTGGAGTGTTGACAACAACGCAAAGTTTACTCAAACGTATAAAAGTGTGGCATGCCCATCACTATTTAGTATCGCACGTTCTTCTCGTGACACACTTATTGTGATGAAAAATGTAGATGTGTGTAATAACTATATAATGGATAACTTGAAGTGAGGTTATTATGGACGCAATAGAATACGAACAGAAAGGATTTTTTAAAGGTGTTAACGCTACCATTAAAGATACTGGTTTAAGAGTTGTATTGGTGTCTAACCCAAAAACCGATGAGGTGGATGCAAAAACTCGTGTATGGGTTGCTATGGAGTTTGACACGCATGTTAGATATTTAGCTATGTTGGAAGATTTACAACTAATTTAATGAGTTATATAAACTAATTACGTAGAAGTATTATGAAACACAATATAGAAGTAAATACTTTTTGTACCATCGTATTTGTATTTGGTGTGTTAGTTGGAACGTTTATGCATGGACATATAATGTGGCACGATGTATTTGCCGCTATACTAGCAGGTATAATGTTCAGTGTTATTCGAATCACCCAATTTAGACTACTTATTAAAAAGGTTCTGGGTAAACTTAGCAAGAAACAATAATGCCAGAACTAAATATTTTTTCACCAGAGGTAACCGCCGCAGGTGGAGCAGCTATCATAGGTGGTATAGTTTTAAAATTGATTGAGAAACTATGGTTAAGTAAAACCGTGGTGGACGAACATGCCGTTCTTAGAAAAGAATTACGTGAAGAGTTGGATGCGGTCAAAGAAGAAATCGCATGTCTCCGTGATGAAGTTGACGAATGGCGTGAAAAGTATTATAGTCAAGTAGAGACAACAAACGAATTGCTGTTCGAAGTAAGTGTATTAAAAACTCGTCTACGTAAATATGAATCAGATTCAGGCGAGTTTTCTACTGATGATTACTAGTGTAGTTTATACCGTAACGGTAGTTGACCTAAGAAACTTACTTCCGTTGGGAATAAGAAGAACACCGTTGATTTGCACAGATTTAGAGGATGCAATCTACGCAGTAAAAAATAATTTAAGAGATTTAGCTGATGGGGCAACCTATCAATATGCAGTAATAGAACGTAGTGTATTAAACGAAGTTCGTCCCAATCTCGAACAACAAAGTATGAGATTGTGGTATAAATACAATTCCGTGATTGATGAATTTGAGGCATGTGAAGTTCCACAAGCATTACGAAATCAAACAGGATTTGGAATTGGTTAACTAAGAGGTGAACGTGCAAAATTTTATATTGGGTTTACTTGCAGGTGGTTTCATAATTGGGACTATAGTATTGATTGTTATGATGGTAAAAGCTATCGCAATCTTAGCAGAATCATTGACCATCATTAAAACCATTTATATTGAAGGAAACAAAACACAGCAAATGGTTCACGCTACTATGGAAGCGTCTGAAAACTTTGTTGATGCTTTAAATTCTGCAACTGTTGAAATGGAACGTGCACAGCAACAGCAGTCTCAACAGGGATTTTTTCAAGTATTTAAAACACAAGATGGTAAGCATGTTGCACCATCATTTGAGAAATTAATTGAGAAGATGAAAAACGATCCTGATTACAGTAAAATTACTGAAAGGGATATGGAAGAACTTCGTCGATTATTCGAAGATAATTCAAGTGACGATGAAGATGATATTGATGAAGAACCCAAAGAACCCTGGAAAGGGGAGGATGAATGATTCCATCGGATAAAGAAATTGCACGCTTGGTGAAGAAACTAAGTGGAAAGCATCCACCAAAACAACAAAAAGTAAAGATAGAAAAAGAGGAACACGATGAGGAAGTTCGTCGTGCATCAGCAGACGACATTTTTCGTGAAATGAAGAAGCTGCCGTTTTCTGGCTGAACCTTACTACATATAATACACATCCCGCATGAGCTCGTGTGGGCAATCAAATACAATTTAAAAACTGCATACTAAGTTTTTAGGGGATATCTCTTGCCCGTATACTTTTCTAAGAAAGAAAAGAAAAAGAAGCAAAAAGAAAAGAAAGAAAAAAATATAAAATAAAAAAATGAATATAGAAGAAGCTAAAGTACAGGTGAAGTCAGGATGGCATAAACTAATAGATAAAGTTTATGCTATAACTGACATATTATCTTTTGCTAAAATAAAATCTATTACTTTACGACATTCGATGTTGCAAATTAATTTTGAATCATCCCTTGACAAATCACAGCAGTATGTGTTAGATTCTATATCGTACAAGATTGAAAGAGAATCTGCAAAACTGTGTGAAGAATGTGGTCTGAGTGGTATCAGAAGAAAAGATATAGCAAATTCTCCCTGTCTTTGTATAACATGTTATACATTACAGTATAACGTAATGATGGAATCCGCGTCACCACAGGTGACAAATCAAAAACCTCAATAACGAGGCATTTATGTTTTGGCAAGCAGAGGATGTACAACCCGCAGTAAACGTAACGGTCAAGATGTTCGGTCCACAGGGGACTATGGAATTTGGGAAAAACGTTATCTACAATGCGTCTATCTTCACCAGAGAATTTGGGAAGTTGTGGTATGGTGACCTTAACACAGATGGTCTTTCCAATCGACTCAAATCTCTTTCGTCGGTAATTAATATGACCGTTTATATAGTAGATGACAATTTTGATACGCACGTTATCCCTAATTAAAAATATTTAATACTCAACAATCTTTTTTAGGGGCTTGACATTAGTGGTGAGGCAGTATATTATTAATGTATACTGAGTGAGACAGTTCCGAAGCTCGCTATCGTGGTGACGCTCTTACAAATATCGGATATCTTACAAAACTTTTTATAAAGAGGTTATTTTTATGGCAAAGCGCAATCGTAGTACCCGTAACGACTTCTCGAAGAACCGTTACTTCAACACGACTGAGTTCGAGGCTACTGCTCGTCGGATGACTTCGTACCTCCGTTCACTCTCCAATCGTCGTTCGTCTGGTGTTGTCACCGCCGACGATGTGAACGCGTACCTCACCCGTGAAGGTGTTCATCAGAAGCAGGTTCGTACTCGCCTTTCGTTCATCAACTCTGTCCTCGCTGGCAGTGGTGAGTTCGAGCAGAATGGCATGGTCGCTTCGACCCGCCCACAGGCAAAGGGTCGTTCCATCACCGCTTGGATGGCTGCGTAATCTACGTTAAATCCAAGAAACTTAAACGGGAGAGCTAAAAACTCTCCCGTTTTTGTTTTTATGCTACATATGTATATTAGTACGGTTATTCATAAGGAGTTAGGTTATGGCATCGCAATTTCATGGTAATGAAGTATTTCTACGCTCGTTGACCCCCACGCAACTAGAGCAAATCAGACAAGAAGCTGCAAATTTATCTAGTGGACACGAAGCGGCTCTTAAAGAACAATTACAACGTTTGAGTATTAAGTAATTATGCGGTTACATTTATTAGGTATTCCACATACCCAAACTACATACGAATTTAGCCACTGTGCTTTTACTGGTAAAGTGAAACGATTTGCACCTATGATGCAATCCGTTGGATATGATGTTATCCATTACGGAGTAGAAGGTGCACATAGTGGTGCTACATATGATGTTAATTTAATGTCGTTTGATGAATGGACTGGAATTCGTACTAAATTATTTAAAGAAATTTATGGTGATCGTAATGTCATGCCAACAGATTTTATTGGTGATTTAGCAAATACAGGAAATGAACTGTATCAAACATTCAACGCACGCTTGAAAATTCAATTAGGTAGAAATCTAGACAAACACGACATTATTTGCTTACCGTTTGGATTTGCACATGATACGGCAATTAAAGACTTCTCAAATCCAAAAGTAGAAACTGGTATTGGGTATCCAAATTCATATCAAGATTTTAGAATATTTGAAAGTAATGCATGGTATCATTATGAGATTGGTAGAGAAGGTCGTAGTGGTCACGACTATCACTGGGTTATCCCAAATTATTTTAAGGTAGATGATTGGGACTTTAATCCCACACCAGAACGATATGTGGCATATTTCGGTAGATTATCGCACATTAAGGGTGTAAATATTGTTAGCGAAATAGCACAGGCACGTCCTGACTTACAATTCAAGATTTGTGGTCAAGGTGACCCAACACCATTCTTAACCTCACCAAATATTGAATATGTTCCACCAATTCATGGGAGAGAACGTTCTAAATTCTTAGGTAACGCAATGGCAGTTATCATGCCAACACGTTATGTAGAACCATTTGGTGGAGTAACAGTAGAAGCAGAACTTTGTGGAACACCAGTGTTGGGTTCCTCATTCGGAAGCTTTACCGAAACTGTTGAACATGGAAAAACTGGATATCAATGCCGCACTCTTGGTGATTTCTTAGCAGGATTGGAGCAAGTCGAAAACGGCGCAATTGACAGAGCATATGTCCGCAATTTTGCAGTAGAACATTTTGATATGTACAAGTTAGCTCACAAATATGATGGTGTATTTAGACAAATTAATGATATATCAACTGATAAGGGATGGTATAGTAAACGTTCAATGATTGGACCAGTTACGGGGGTCGTATGAATAAAATTGGTGTAATAGGGTTGGGTTATGTGGGAACAGCCGTGCAGAAAGGTTTTGAATCTACACACACCGTCCTAACATACGATATTGCAAAAGAATGTACGGAAGATTCTGTTTCTAGTTTAGCAAACAAAGTTGGTATTATTTTCATATGTGTTCCGACACCAATGAATCTAGATGGAACATGTAATACGGATATAGTAGAATTTGTATTAAACGAAATATCAACACGTAACGAATCCGAAAGTTCGGTACCAATATGTGTTATCAAATCTACAGTCACACCAGGAACAACAAACAAACTAGTAGAAAAGTTTTCAAATCTGACGATTTGCTTTAATCCAGAGTTTCTGACTGAAAAAAACTATATCAATGATTTCATATCACAAGTAGATATCATAGTGGGATATACACATAATCGCAGACAAGTAAAGATGGTTGCTGACGCATATTTGGAACGTTTTCCAAACTGCAATATAAGATATACAACAGCAAAAGAAGCGGAAATGATTAAATATGTTGCAAATACGATGTTGTCTGCAAAGGTTGCATACCTCAACGAAATATATCAGATATGTCAAAAGGTTGGCATAGAGTATAACAACATCGCAAAAACTTTAAAGTGTGATATACGACTAGGAACATCACATTGGGAAGTTCCAGGACCAGACGGACACTTTGGTTTTGGGGGAACGTGTTTTCCAAAAGATATAAATGCTTTGATTCAATTTGCAAAGGAAAATGGTCAAGACGTTCCTTTACTAGAAGCGGTATGGAACAAAAATTTAGAAGTCAGACCCCAACGAGATTGGGAACTTGATAAAGGTAGAGCAGTAGTATAAAATATTATTGAATACTATATATTAAGACCGACTTGACAAATCAATTCGGTCTTTTTATATTTAAGTGTAGATATGTATGATAGTTACACGGGCCCGCCTGGTTTCGACAGGATGTGGATGACTGAACTTTGTGTCCAGCTTGGTAAATCTGGTAAAACAGACCGAAAAATATTAACTGGCAACTATAACAGTCCAGCCCTCGCCCTCGCTGCGTAAGCAGTAGAGCCGAAGGACCGAATATCTGACCCACATAAGGGTATTCGGAATCATTATGTGGTGTAGTGTTAGTGACGGTTCGTATCTAACACCAAACACTTCGATCCTATGTTCAATGTATGTTTGTTCCGTGTCACGCATTGAATGAAATCAAACAAGGAACTACACACATAAATGTTTAGTAGGAAGCAGTCTTGGACGAGGGTTCGACTCCCTCCGGGTCCACTTAAATTGATGGTTGTGTTAATAATTTTATGGAGACAGTAATGTATGTGTTTAAAATTATTCAACGCATCTTCAATCGTATGTTCCCTCCGATGTCAGTAGAAACTACAACTTTATTGTTAGACGAAGCAGACACATTGATGAAGGACATTAAGAAAGCAAGAACGTTGGCAGAGTTGCTACGAGTTAAAACAGTACTACAAAAGTTTCGTGGTGCAGTAGAGTTAGCAGGTTCACCACGAGAACCCAAACAAAAATTGGTTTTCTTGGAAGCGCAGTGGAACAAGCAATTTAGAATTTGGAAAACAAAAGGATAGTTTATGTTGATTCAGTCTAAGGTGTCCGATGAAAAATATATTTGGATAAGGATACCAAGAACTGCATCAAAAACGTATGGTAAAATATTTTTTCCTGATGGTAATTACGAACACAGACACAATAACTATTATCACGAAACTTACACTCACGGTGAAATAAACGCATTTTCTGTTGTCAGACATCCCTATACTAGATTTATATCTTCAATAAAGTATATGATAAAACAGCAGAACTTAAGAGGAAAACTTGATAGATTTAATTTCACACTACCATACGAAAACACAGAAGTTTTATGTGAGTTTTTTAACAACAACTTAGAAAAATTAAAAGATTGTTTTTCCAACACATCGTATCACGAAGTATTTAAAACCACAGACGTAAGTTTTGTAAAATTATTTTTTATACCACAACACCACTATGCAGGGTTTACACCAGTAAAAATTTTTAGATACGAATCACTAAATAATTTTAATGAATGGATTGAAACAACTTTGGGGTACGACACATCAAAAATAGAGGTGTTTAACAGTTCAGCTGATGAGCTTCAACACATAGATTTTGAAAACCCAAAGTTGATAAGTATTGTACAACGGTTATTTGAAGAAGATTATAAATTTTTCGGTTATGTTTAACCTTAACTCAGGAGGCACTGTGAACGAAAATACTCAGGAAGGTATTATCGAAGGTACAGGACCACGACCAGGTGAAGAGCACTTACCAGCAGAATTAAGAACGTATGGTATCATGGAGTCAAATGGATACAAGATTCTTACTGGTATGGGTATGCATGGTGGTGGTGGTATCACATCAGAAGGATTCGATTGACCGATGTTGCGTAATTGGGTAGTTCAGTTTGGACACGCCCCGGGAATTCGCGCAGGAGATGAGAGACTTACACCAGCGGAACGAGGAAAGTACATAGACCAAATCGGCCGATTTTATGGATGGAACCCTCCGCCAACTATGAGTTGGGTGGTGGAGATTACCAAAGATTTAAACGGTAAACACCCTGGAAGATATGTCGCTTGTTTTATGCGTTACGTAACAGATGATGAAGCAGAAAAACTTTTAGGTAATAGATATGATGATTATTCACATCTTAATCCACAATATGAACATCTTGCTGCAGAAATAGTAGCACAGCAGAATGGATGTGGTGCAAGTTGTGGAGTACCTGAAGTAGTAAACACAACTGAAGAACAATCTACGACTACTGAAGATATCTTTAGTTTATTAAACATCAAACAAATTTAATATACCCCACGAGGTTTGTATGTTGAAGAAAAAAAAGGTTACAAAAAATATAACAAATAAGACAAAGAAAACGGTCGCAACAAACGCAGATAGTAGACTGAAATCATTGGAACGTAAAACTCTTATATGTAAAGAGTGTAATATTGTCACAGTTGTTGTTTCACACGACATCGGTGCAGTAGTCTGTGCATATTGTGTTCAACAGCAAGTTGGTCCACCGGAAAACAGTAAACCAAAGAATCCCGGTGAAAAGTTTCCCCGTGGGTGGCATTTTAAACAACGATATGTACACACCGATGGTCGTGTGTTTTGTAAAGGTGTAGAAACTAGTGAGACGGATACACCACCATCAACAAAGAAAAAGATTGTCGAGAAAAAGACAATCAAAAAGAAGAGGAAATAATGCTAAATTTACCACCGAAACCATTTCCAGTAATACAAAAGTTTTTGCATGAAAATAAGTTAACTGTTTACAAATATCTTGTAAAACAAATACGGAAAGGTATTCGGGAAGATTTAGAAAAAGTAGAATTGTTTCAAATTAATACTATTCATAGTAGTCAAAAACATACTGCAATAATTAAACAAAAAGATTACGAAGTGGTTCTACAAGATGCTATGCAGTACGCGGTTAACGAAGAAGATTATGAAACAGCGGCAAAAGTTAGGGATACTCTACAGTTATATAAATACAAAAATATCAATAAACTATTAAATGATATCAAATCCGAGGAGTAATTTATGGTTATGGCGTTAGATTCGACTAAATGTGTTGTTCTGAATGCCACGTATGAGCCCATAACAGTCGTGACTTCGAAGCGAGCACTATTGTTATTTTTAGAAGGAAAAGCTATCATAGTCGAGGAACATCCAGAGCTTGTGGTACGGTCACCAAGACAGACATTCCCTGTACCGTTGATGATTGCGTTAGTACGCTATATCAAGGGCCGCCGTGTATTTAAGACACCAGCTTTACTCACACAGAAAAACCTATTTGTTCGTGATGCATATACTTGCCAATATTGTAATCGGCATAAAAGTGCGTTCCGTCCTAGTGAATTTTTAACTCGTGACCACGTACATCCTGTTGCAAAGGGTGGTCAAGACAAGTGGGAAAATGTAGTCACAAGTTGTAGTACGTGTAATAATAAAAAAGCAGATAAGTTATTAGAGATGACTACAATGAAACTAGCAAAATTACCTGTCACCCCCACTATTTTTGAGTTGTGGACAAAGCAACAGGCACGAACTAACAGAGTAATAATGGTTGCATAACTATGCTGATAACATCTAAAATTGATGGTAAAAAATGGTTATGGGTCAACGTTCCCAAAACTGCTTCGACCGCAGTTATGAGAACGTTTTTCCCATCTATGCAAGTAAATGACCAACAACATCAAACATACAATCACCTTATAGAAATGTATGGTGAGTTAGATGCATTTACTACAATACGAAATCCTATAACACGATTTAAATCTGCATTAAATCATACGTTAAATGTATGTGCGTGTGGTAAATGTAAAATAGTAGATGGTCCCGTAGATAAATTAGATGTCATACGTTTTTTAGGTGACATGCTAAAATTAAAAGGTAGTCGTAAAGACTTTTTTCGAGCAGTATATATGAACGGATTAAGTAATTACGAAATGAATGTAGCAAATAGCATGAACGAACGATTTAATAAATACTTGATACCAAATGGTATAATGTGTCTACGAATCCCAGCTTATGTTTCACAAACTTTTATATTAGAAGGACCGCAAGAAAAACTTCGTATATTTAGGTATGAAAACCTACAAGAATTGTCGGGATTCATTAAGAACACATTAGGATACGATATGGATAATACTTTATATCGAAAATATCCTAATAAATTGGGGGTTGACTTTTATGACCCTACCCTGTTAGATTTAGTCCACGAGCTATATTATGAAGATTTCACTAACTTTAACTACGGAAAACGGTTATGATTGATTATGAAGAGAAGGCAAAAAAGAACTTAGAGAAGTTCAACGCATTTCTTGCTGAAGATCCTCGTGTTGAAAAGTTGAATGAGATGTATGAGGTGTTCGGTGAGCAGTTGCTTTCCGCACCCGCATCTGGTAAGATTCATTACCACAACGCATTTCCTGGTGGGTATCTTGACCACGTAGTACACGTTGCGGAAACCTCTATGAAGGTGGCAACCGTGTACAAGGCTATCGGTGGGCAGATTGACTTTACTAAGCAGGAGATGATTTTTACGGCTCTTCATCACGACTTGGGTAAGTTGGGTAATGAGGCTGGTGCCTACTACCTTGACCAAGACAGTGATTGGCATCGTAAACGTGGTGAGATGTACACGTATAACGACAATATTCAGTTTATGACGGTCACGGATAGAGCACTGTATCTTTTACAAAAGTTTGATATCAAGATTACAGAGAAGGAGTGGCTAGCAATCAAGATGTCAGATGGTTTATATGACGAAGGAAACAAACCATACTACAAGCCGTATCAGAAGTATGCGATGAAAACGAATCTTCCGTATGTTATCCACTGGTCAGACCATATGGCTTGTACTGCGGAACGTGACGAAGGGATGTTCTAGTAGTTGATGCACTCGTGGCGTAATTGGAAGCCGCGCAGGTCTTAGGAACCTGTGCCGTAAGGCGTGTGGGTTCGACCCCCACCGAGTGCATTTATGACGATACTCAAATGTAAAAACTGTGGAGAAACCCAAAATCTACATACCAACTACGCGTATCATTTACCCGATACGCCTGTAGAAAGTATTTTGTGTAATGAATGTGGGGAGATTACCGAAGTAACGCATGGTGATAGAAGCTTAACTAGCATAAGCACCGGCTTGTGGCGCCGGGGACAGCGGGGGCAGCACCCGTCTATCACCCTGTGGTAAATACGCGGGTTCAAGTCCCGTCATTCACCCTAGTACGCCCCTATAGTTCAATTGAAAGCGCATGAATTTAAGAGTATTAATAAGTTGGATGAGTGGCAGAGAGGTCCAATGCAAGAGTCTGCAAAACTCTAAAGCCGCCGGTTCGAATCCGGCCTCGTCCTTGCCGAATTTGATTCGGCTGTTTCAGAAATATAACACTCTGTTATATTCAACACTCGTATAGTTAGGAGTATTCTATGAAAAAACTTATGTTAGCAACGCTGTTATTTAGTGTTGTTGCATGTGATACTTCAACTGAACCTTCGCCAACACCCGTAGCAACACAGGTTGCTATTTCTCCGGCGGCAGGACAAGTTGAAGTGGGTCGCACGGCTACACTCACAGCAACAGTATCAGACCAACTGGGTCGCCCCCTTACTTCACCTGTTACTTGGAGTTCTTTGAACCCTACAGTAGCAACGGTTTCATCCGCAGGTGTCATCACGGGGGTTGCACGTGGACAAGCATCAATTCGTGCAACATCGGGAGATGTGCAAGCAACAGTAACGGTATTCGTTATTGACCCAACGGTGGCAACAGTCACCATCACAGGTGCACCCACATCTACGTTTTTTGTGGGACAAACCTTCCAAGCAACAGCAACAGCACGTGATGCTTCAAACAATGTTTTAACATCATTTGTGACCACTTGGACATCAGGTACGCCTGCAGTAGCAACCGTTTCACCGTCAGGATTGGTTACTGCTGTTTCCGCAGGAACATCAATCATCACTATTTCGGTGGGTGGAAGAACATCAACAATTACTGTGACAGTTTCATTAGTCCCTGTGAATACTGTAACATTGTCATTGCCGTCACCTGCACGAGTAGGTCGAGATGTAGCGATTACGTCTGTGCTACGTAATGCAACAGGAGCAACACTAACATCAGCACAACGAAATTTTGTGTGGGCAAGCACAGACACAACGGTTGCCACTGTTTCTTCTGCTGGTGTTGTTCGCGGTGTTTCTGTGGGCAATACCACCATCACTGCAATTGTTGAAGGAAAGGTGGGTATTCTTTCTGTATCAGTAACCGAAGTTGCAATTGACCGTATTGTTGTCACACCTGATAGTGCCAATGTTAAGGTTGGCGCAACTAGACAATACGTTGCTCAAGCGTTTGACGCAGATAGTGTTTCACTTTCTACGGCAGCACTAAATAGTCGTGTGTTCACATGGACGAGTAGCAACACAGTCAAGTTTGTTGTATCTAATTCAGGACTTGTTACTGGTGTGGCAGTTGGCTCGGAAACCGTAACAGCAACAATTGGCAATAAATCCGGGACATCACAAGTTATTATCGTCCCATAACATTTATACAAGTAGTTTCAGGGGGTGTGTTGGTATGAGAAAGTCTATGAATATTGAAAAGATTTTAAAATACATCAATCAACACCCCCTGAAAGCTGTGTGTATTTGTGAGAAAACTCAGACGGAAACCTCGGAAAGAGATACCGCTACCTTCGCATAGTGGGATTGCACTTTCTTGGTAAGAAAGAGCCGTAAGGCAGAGTGAGTTCGATTCTCACAGGTAGCTTTACACTGCCCTGATAGTGTAATGGAGAGCACGATTGTCTTCGGAACAATTAGTAAAAGTTCGAATCTTTTTCGGGGCACTTATACCCTCGTAGCTCAGCTGGATAGAGCATCAGACTTCTAATCTGAGGGTCAGAGGTTCGAATCCTCTCGGGGGTGTTTTGGTGCGGTGGTAGAGAGGTTGAATGCACGGGATTGCAAATCCTGCTAGTGGAAACACTACACGCCGGTTCGAATCCGGCCCGCACCTCTAACAAGGAGAAAATATGTCGTTTCGGATAACAACACGAGTACATAGTGTAAAAAAAGATATACTACCATTTGCATACGTGGATGATATTTTTACTCCAGAAGAGTTGCAACGGGTCGTTGATTACTGTGATAATTTACAATTGATAGATGCTACGATTGGGCAAGGAAAATTAGCACCACAATATAGAAAATCAAAAGTTAATCAATTTAAGGTGAATAAAGAAAACGAGTGGATATTTGAAAGGTTGCAAATAGCCACCGAATATATGAATAATGAGTTTTTTAGATTTGATTTAATTGGGTTCGACCAAATACAGTATACTGAGTATAGAGATGACAACAACCTATATGATTTTCACGTAGACTGCTATATGGGACACGATGTTCCATTAGATCATTCATATCCAAGAAAGCTTTCATTCAGCTTAATACTTTCTGACAATACCGAATACACGGGTGGTAAATTTGAAGTGATGTACTCCAAAGTACCGGAAGAAGTAACACAAAAAAAAGGCAGACTTCTAGCATTTCCGTCTCATATGTTGCATAGAGTTACACCTGTAATAAAAGGAACTAGAAAATCTCTTGTGTTTTGGGTGATAGGACCAAAGTTCAAATAGGAATACTATATGAAAAAAATAAATATTGAAGTTATCAAAAATATAATATCGATTATAATCGCATATGGTGCACTAATTATTGTAGCCGCGGTATTACTTTTTACTGCAATAAATAAAACAACTAACGACAGCAAAGAACATGACAGTAAAACGCAAGTAGAAAATACGGTGTTGGAAAGTGGTAACATTGAGAATGCTATAAAAACCAATCAATACTGATGAAAAAAATTTTATTTACAAAACCAATTACACTATCCGAAACTGCAGAACACAGAGTCCATACACGTAAGTGGTGGGCAATTCTTATCTTGATTATTGGTGGTCTTTTATTGGCAGGACGAGCACCAGTTCCGATGTCGTTAAGTTATACTCTTTTGTTCTTTGGCCACGCAGGAATGTTGCATAGTTTTTGGGAAAAACGGGATTACCCTATGGTTATCGTCAATCTTGTTTGGCTTGGTGTTGATGCCTTGGGGTTCATACGATGGTGGAATATGTAGTCAAATCTCCATGCATAAAAGTATGTAAATTACATAAAAATTCATGCATAGGGTGTCATAGGACTGTAGAAGAAATCAAAAAATGGAATAAATATTCAAACTTGACAAAAGTTTGGGTATGGGTTAAATTATATATAAGACGATATGACCAGAACTTGTGGAACCTGTACAAAATGTTGTGATGGGTGGTTATCTGTTGAAGTATACGGTAATAAAGTAAATGTTGGCAATCCGTGTATCTTCAAAAAAGAAAGTTGTGGATGCTCTATATATCAAGACAGACCTATCACATGTAAAGAATTTTTGTGTGGGTGGATCAGAGATGATGGTACGCTGTTTGAAGAATGGATGAAACCAGATGTAGTTAATTTTATTCTAGTGTACTATAAAGTAGAAGAACTTAATTGGTATAAATTAGTTCAAGCAGGTGAAGATATAAACACGTTGATGTTAAGTTACGTTATACAAAAAGCACTTCGACAAAATATTAATTTGGAATACTGGATCGGTAATACACAATTTTTAATTGGGTCGGAAGAGTTTAAAAAATACGTAAAGCATTAGTCGGCAGGGTAGCTCAGTTGGTGAGAGCGCACGACTCATAATCGTGAGGTCGAGGGTTCGAATCCCTCCCCCGCTATCAAGGGAGTGTTGCAGAGCGGCCAAATGCAGTTGACTGTAAATCAACCGTCTTAGACTTCGGTGGTTCGAATCCACCCGCTCCCATATAGGCGCGTAGCTCAGGTGGTTAGAGCACTGACCTGATAAGTCAGGGGTCGCTGGTTCAACTCCAGCCGTGCCTATTTTAGCCCCGATAGCTCAATGGTAGAGCATGTGACTCTTAATCACCAGGTTGTAGGTTCGAGTCCTACTCGGGGCATACGCCAAGATAGCTCAGTTGGTAGAGCAGCGGACTGAAGCTCCGCGTGTCGGGGGTTCGACTCCCTCTCTTGGCACTAAGGTTAAAGTGGTAATTCAGTAAGATTATTCTCTCGGTCTAAATACTTCATTTCGACCTTAACAGGATTAAATTCCTGAATGGCATTTACCACAAGTTGTGGGTCAAGTGTACCGCAGGTATATACATCAAGTTGTAATAAACCAGGTGAGACTTCATCCCACACGTGAAGTGCGATGTGACTTGTTTCGATGATGGCAACAGCAGTAAGACCACGATTACCAGCGACATCAAGATAGTTCGCAAATGGTCCCATCATAACTTTCATACCAATGGAAGAAATAAGTGTTTCCATCCAATGTATTGTAGTTTGTTTGTCTGTTGGTGGATTGGTGACTTCGGCACGAACGATAAGATGTTTATGAACGAGTGGCATATTACATATCCTTTGTTATAATGTTGTTAGTAAATATATAAGTATTAACGGTATATAAGGAAAATTATAATGAAAGCAGCAGTTATTACATTTTTAATAATAGCTATTAGTATAAGCTTGACAACCGCGTGGATAGCTATTATATTAGAAAGGGACGAGTTTTAGGTCCATAGTGTAATTGGCAACACAACAGTCTCCAAAACTGTTTTTCAAGGTTCGAGTCCTTGTGGGCCTGTTTCATTCCCAGGTAGCTCAGTTGGTAGTAGCAGCGCACTGTTAATGCGCGGGTCGGGGGTTCAAGTCCCTCCCTGGGAGCTTGTCGTATTTATTTTTCACAAACGAGGTTATTATGAATTTGACACCGAATGATAAGTTGAAGTTGGAAGCAGCACTGAAGGATATGGCTACGTCTATGACACGGGTAGCAGCAGAACGCGACCTACAGAAGAATGTGATTGGAGACATCTGTGAAGAACTCCAACTCAATAAGAAGGTGTTCCGTAAGTTGGCACGTGTGTATTACAAGCAAAACTTTGATGACGAAGTTGCAACGCATCAAGAGTTTGAAACCCTTTACGAGACTGTAACGCAAACTACTAAGCCCTAAGAGGTGACGTATGAATCGGTTATGGATGTTGTTGTTCGTTTTCGGATGTACGGCACCAACCGAACCGCAGGTTACAAACTATCAATTAAATTTTGTAAAAGATGTAGATACAATTTTTGTTGATACCACGGCAATACAAATCACAAAGCATATTGGAGCGGTCACTAATATTCACGGCAGACGAATGGTATTGATAACAGGAAATATTTACATCCAAGCAACTCCTGGATTTGGACATGTAGATACTCTACCTACGGTTAATCCAATATCGTATACCAACAACGGGTATGTAGGCACTGTATTTGGTGCCTTTCCAAGTATGGTAGGAATGACTGCAACCATTATTGCAAAAGTTGTAGATGATATACGAACACCTGAAGAATATAGGTATCCGCAACTTCGGCAAGTATTGGCAGTGGATACGATGAAGATGGTTATTCTCCCACGCAAATAGTAGTTGGGGTGGTAGCTCAATTGGTTAGAGCACTGCACTGTCACTGCAGAGGTTGCGGGTTCGATTCCCGTCCATCCCGTTTTACACCACCAAGGAGTATTTTATGAAACGTGTGTATTTGAGTAATACTGAAAACAAAATTGCTGGAGTATGTGGTGGATTTGCAGAATCATTAGGAATTGACCCCACACTCATCAGATTACTTTTTGTTGCAGCGTTTTTTTCACCACTTCCTGCAGTAATTTTTTATCTGCTGTGTTGGATAGTTATTCCACGAAATCCTGGATATAAGTCATAATGAAATTATTATTGTTATCAACGTGTGGCAGAACAAAAGAAGCAGAAGATGTAAGTTACATTAATTTATATCTTGCGTCTCTGAAAAAGCATGTTGTTCCTCATTACAATGTTAAAGTTATTTTGTTCAACAATGCATTAAATCAAAATTCTAATGAAAGTTTGACTTGGCAAAGAGTTCAAGAGTTTGGATTAGAAAATATTGTTGAAGTAAAAAACATGTATGAAATGGGACTACCGCAAAAATCGTTAGAGTTTCTTGATAATATGCACTGGTTTTCCAAGATTGGAATAAATATGAATATGTTATTTGATTATTCAAGAAACCATAATTTCTTTGATGCAGATTGGGTTTTTCACTTTGACACGGATTTAGAATTTTTACCAAACTTTCAATCGGTGTTTTCTAAAATTCATCCTATGGTGGAAGTAAATCCAGAAGTTATGATAACTGCGGCGGGTGACACATACCCATACAACATACGTTATCAGGACACAGAATTTATTTTTGATGAACCTGAACGGGTATACATGTACGACGAATCAACAGTTCATCACAATTTTACTTTACGGCAATTGACAGTAAACCGTAGAGACGCCGACGCAACAGATGCAACTAGATATTCTGGTAGTGAAAAGTTATTTTTTAACTTACAACAACAAAAAATAAGAAATGATTTTGTTGGATACTCCAGACAAGCGGCAAATCAACATACGTTCAACTGGATTTCGTGCCACTATCCAAACAATTATGAAGCAATTGGTAAATTAAAAGATAACGAAGATGCACATTTGTTGAAAAAATTGTGGGATGAAAAAACTAGTCCTAATTTTGAATTGTTTGTGAATCACGATAAAGGGTCACTACCACAATTCTTTTTACAAGGGTCGTCACATAATGTCGTAAAGGTACAACTTCGTGGTTATTTGGATATGGCAAGACATTATAGTTCTGGTTGGTATGCCGAAACACCGTTTGGGGCATACGCACAACAACGACTAAAAGAAGATTACACCGATACCCAGCATATTTGGGAAAAGGATTATTTGACAAGAGAAGAAATTGAATCTAGAATTTCTAATTTACAAAATGAAATTCAAAGATTACAAAATATGTTAAATTAGTAGTTGGGACAGTTGGCTGAGTGGTCTAAAGCAGGAGATTACTAATCTCTCGTACTGAAAGGTACCGTGGGTTCGAATCCTACACTGTCCGTTTAATGGAGATTGTTATGGCAACACATAAAAGAAAAGGACATACTAGAAAGCCAAGAAAATCTTGGCAAGCTAGTATAAAAGTAAAATCAACAACTGTTAAAAATCCGCGCAAAAAACGTAAATAATTAGTATTTATTTAGGAGAGGGCTTGACAATCGGCAGTCCACTAGTTATATTACTGGTGTAGGGTAAACGCCTCCATAACTCAATTGGTCAGAGTAGCTGGCTTTTAACCAGTAAGTTCTAGGTTCGAGTCCTAGTGGGGGCACTGTTGATTAACAATAGAAGGTCAGTTGTAGAGCTTACCCGTGGTAGGAGAATCCCCACGCTACACGATTCATCCAAGCGACCCTTACGTGAAGTATCACTACAACGATACAGGGGAAGTATCCGTAAGTAGTAGTCCTCGTGTTTAGACAAACGTTCGGTGAGGATGGCACCAACGATAATAGGTAAGTTCTTCTCTATAAAATGAGAGGATACAATAAGTCATCCATACGCCCTGGTGGTGGAATGGCATACACAGAGCACTTAAAATGCTCCGGTCTTACGACCTTGCGAGTTCGAGTCTCGCCCTGGGCATCAGCAGGAGAACAATATGATTAAGTATTTGGTAAAAATATATTTTGTAGGTGGGGTCACATCGTTTATATATTACGCAGCAGAAGCAACCGAGGCTATTACACAGTTTCGTAATGACCCGGATGCACAAAAGTTGTTAGAAGGAAAAGTATTGACACATTATGAGGTAGGACCTGTATGAGTAATATAATTTTAGGTGGTATCTGTATATTGTTTGTATTACTCAGTATATGGTTTTCTCTTGTAGTACATCATCGTTGGGGACGTAAGAAATAAATTGTTGCGGGTGTAGCTCAGTGGTAGAGTCCGTGCTTGCCAAGCACGTTGTCGTGGGTTCGAATCCCATCGCCCGCTCTTGGAGAATTTATGTTTGATATGTTTAATAGAGTAATCTCACAACGAGGTTACACAAGATACTTGGAAATCGGTGTTAGTAATGGTGGAACATTCTATAATATAGAATGTCAAGTAAAGCATGGTGTGGATCCTAACAACAAGGATATACTTTACCCCATTACCTCCGATGAGTTTTTTGAAAACTGTAATCAAACATATGATTTAGTTTTTATTGATGGTGACCACGAGTGTAATCAAGTGTTACGAGATATTAATAATAGCATCCAACACTTGTCACCAAATGGTATCATTTTTATTCACGATACAAAACCGCACACCGAATTGATGCAACGGTCACCAATGCCACCTTCGGAAAAATTGTGTGAACGTGGGTTGTGGACTGGTGATGTGTGGAAAGCTATCGCAAAATTTAGAAGTACAAGAACAGATTTTACAGTTAGAACATTTAATATAGAACTTGGTTTAACTATACTAGAAAGAGGTGAGGAGACGCTGATAGAAATACCAGAAGAACTCACTTACGAGTGGTACTTGACAAACCAAGATTACGTGTTAAATTTAATTCCGTACAATACGGGCCTGTAGCTCAGCTGGGAGAGCGCCTGATTTGCATTCAGGAGGTCATCGGTTCGATCCCGTTCAGGTCCATTTTAGTCGGTCATTGAGGGTGTAGTCACTCAGTCCTATGTCAGAGAAATCTGTTATGTCTGAACCTACAAGCGACCTGAGCCGACTATCTGGGTGGTTAGCTCAGCTGGTTAGAGCATCGCTTTTACACAGCGAGGGTCGGGGGTTCGAGTCCCTCACTACCCATTCACCATAAGGAGGTTATATGAGACAACGTGTTATTGAAATGTTACGGTCACAAGCAGAAGCAGAACGTCAGAAGGCATTACTTTCACTTGACCTTTTGATGGAACGTTCGGTTGGTATTGGTGACCATTCCACAGGTGATTTTTATAAGAACGCTGAAGAAGCATTACAGATGCTTGTTGACGCTGACGATAAGATTGAAGCATTAAACAAGTATTTTAATTAAGTTTGTCGCGGGTGTCGTATAACGGCTATTACCCCAGCCTTCCAAGCTGGTGACGAGGGTTCGACTCCCTCTACCCGCTCTTTGCTCTTGTGACGGAACCGGCAGACGTAGCGGACTCAAAATCCGCCGCCCTCAAAGGCGTGTGGGTTCGACTCCCACCGAGAGCATAACGGGGAGTAGCTCAGTTGGTAGAGTGCACGCTTTGGGAGCGTGATGTCGCAGGTTCGAGTCCTGTCTCCCCGACTCAATAGGAGAATAGTTATGGAAAAAATTATAGAAGAATATTTTGATGCTTTTGTTAACAAAGATTTGCAAAAGTTATCGTCGCTGTATGATGACAATATTGTGTTGTCTGAATGGGATGAAAACATCTTTACTGGAAAGGAAGCTGTTTTAAAAGCGAATGAAGAACTATTTAATAAGTTCAAGGATATTGGTGTTGTGGTGAAAGCACGTGCATCACAAAATAATCGTTCGTTGAATGAAATAGTGGTACACCTAGACGATGTTGAAGTCAAGGTAGTTGATAGCATTACTGTGGTAGATGGAAAAATTATCGGTATAATGGCATATCGTGGATTCTAATATTAAACGATATTTATATTGTAATACGGTTCTGTAAATTTACACTAGAGAAAAATATATGAAATACGCAGTATTTTCAACTTATAGAACAGCCAGTACTTTATTGCATGATATGGTACGAAACCATTTCGACCTTACGGGTTTAGGAGAGTTAACAGGGCAATCACCGTTAGATATACGATTAGATGATGCGTTACGTCATCAATATATCAACGAAAAAATTGCAGAAGATAACTACGTTGTAAAATTATTTTCGTCTGATTTTACACCAAACAATTATTGGTTTAATAAAGAAACGTTTGACTGGTCAAGATTTGAAAAAATAATAATCAGTACACGAGCAAACGTAACAAACCAATTAGCAAGTGTGTATTATATGAAAGTTTATAATACAGGAGAACAAGAACTATTTCCGATAAATACAACTCCTGAAGCTATAGATTTTTCAAATGAACATTGGATGAAAATTATGGAGTTTATGAGAAAATCATTACTACGACTTCATAGTATCAAAGATGAGTTATTAACGCAATATCCAACAAAGGTATCGGTGGTACCATCGGAAATTTTCCGTGATGAACCATCAGAGTTTTTACCAATAGTAAATTCATTAACTGGTATTAATTTTGTAGAAGCTAATTTAACACCAACAAATTCGTTTGTTACAGGACTAAACTACTCCGAAAAATATACTAATTATAATGATTTAAAAGCAATAGTAGATTCGTGGGGAATTCCAAATTAGGGCTTGACATTTGAGTAGAAGTTAGGTATATTACTTGTGTGGTCAGCAAGAGAGCGGTAACGACTAACAGGTTTCACAGCGATACTCGATATCGCAGACGAGTTATAAGTGCACTTAGGAACTCGTCGGCTGAGTTGGTGACCACACATTACGCCGCTTTCGTCTATCGGTTAGGACATAGCCCTTTCAAGGCTAGAAGGCGGGTTCGATTCCCGCAAGCGGTACTACAACAAAAAATATCCGCCAGTGGCCAAATGGTGAAGGCAGCGGTCTTATATACCGAAGATGTGTAGGTTCAAGTCCTACCTGGCGGACTTGGTTATTGTGGTGGGTAGTAGGGCCGTTAGCTCAGTCGGTTAGAGCACGCGACTCATAATCGTGCGGTCCTGGGTTCAAGTCCCAGACGGCCCATTTTAAATTAGGAGATACCGTAAATGCCACATCCAAAAAAGTGCGGAAAGGGTCGTCGTAAGATTGGCTCGAAGAAACGCAACAATCGTTGGAAAAATAGAAAGCGTAAGCATTAATATCTATCCGAGGCCTTTACCCTACCTTTCACCTCGTTAACAGCCTTCGGGCGAATGGAAAGTCTTTAAAATGATAGGGCGGGGCTGGAGTCGTTATGACCAGACACGTTTGACTAGTTTGGTGTATGGATAAACTAGTAGGCGGTTGGGGAAACTTGACGGAGTTGTGTGTCCGCCTAAATACTTGTAATAAGTGAGTTGATATCTCACAACACATCCCCCATTGCCCCTTCGTCTAACGGCAAGACGCTAGGCTTTGGACCTAGCTATCGTGGTTCGAATCCACGGGGGGCAATTGTAGTAAATGGTTATTTAATTTTAATTTAATGGAGTATTATAATGTACAAGTTCATTCTTGCAGTAGCAGTAGTTGCGTTGGCCGCATGTGGTTCGGTAAAGACCGAAGAAGCTTCAACAACGGATAGTACCGCAGTTGCTGCACCAGTATTAGACACCGTAGTAGTTGCGGATTCAACCGTAGTCACCGCACCAGTTGACGGTCCTGCTCAAAAGTAATCAATAGTATTTGCGGTTCTAGTGTAATAGATAGCACGGTAGGCGTCCAGTCTACAAGTCCGGTGCAACTCCGTGGAACCGCTCTAATTTGTAAGAACAATCTCATGCGAGGTGTGGCGCACTCGTTGTGGTGGCGGGAAGAGTAGTATTAACTACTTGAAAGGGATTTGTTCTTACTTTTACTTTCTGGACAGGTGGCAGAGTGGTCTATTGCAACGGTCTTGAAAACCGTCGAGCTGAGAGGCTCCGAGAGTTCGAATCCCTCCCTGTCCGCTTAACGAGGTTATTATGATACACGAATTCAAAACACCGTTTGATGTAAAAACCCCGCATGGAGATGGCCGAGCAATCTTATTGATTGATTATGGTATTGATGTAAATACTGTTTGGGTCGTTAAACTTGACGGTGGAATCGTGAAGCATTACTATTCGGATGATATTCGTATTTACGACAACCCTATGAATGGTAAGGGTTGGAACGTAGAATAATAAATATCTGCCACAATAGCTCAGCGGTAGAGCACTCGATTTGTAATCGAGCGGTCGTCGGTTCAATCCCGACTTGTGGCTCTTAAATAAAACCAAACATACTTGATATTTATATAGGACTCGCACCGCAGTGGTGGAGTCCTTTTTACCGTGACGCTCAATAGTGAGGTCACATAACATAGGAGGTCATTTTATGACTCATTTAGTATTTCGCCCATTCGGGTCAACGGTTTTGAACAATCGGGATAACTTCATCAGCACATTTGATAAGATGTTTGATGAATTTGCCAGAAAAGATTTCCCTGAGTTTTTCCAACACTTCGGGGCAGAGCCTTTTGGAAAGGCAGCATATCCAAAGGTTAATGTAATTACAAATGACGAGGCTGTAGTTATTGAAGCAGAACTCGCTGGTTACAAGAAGGATGAAATTGATATTGAGGTCAAGGAAGGGGTCTTGACCATTTCGGGTGGTACATCACAATTGAACGAGCAAACTGATAAAGTAGTTTATCTTCTACGAGAATTGAAGCGAAGCTCATTCTCTCGATCCTTTAAGCTCGGTGACCAATTGGATGCATCAGAAGTAAATGCAAAGTTTGATAATGGGTTACTTACAATCACAATCCAAAAATTGCAAAAGGAGCCAGAGTCGAAAAAGGTTACGATTAAGTAATAACACTCAACGCAGGAGAGTATATGTGCAGTTGTAATAGTGGTGTCTGTACGTGTGGCACCGGATGTACTTGTAGTTGTTGCTTAACCCTCATAGCCGATTAACAGGAGGTGATCTACATCGGTTATGTCTGACTCAAAACCCTAAATATTTAGGAGACATTTATAAACGGGCCGGTCCTATAAAAGCCGGCCCGTTTTTTCTTGGAGTATATATGAGTAAATTTTTTAATTTCAAAACACTCGTTTCGTTGACAGCACTAACGATTGCAGCAACTGCAGCATTATTTTCAATTACAGGTATTGGAACATTATTTGCTGGTGCGGCATTGTCTGCGATGGTAATGGCCGGCGCTTTAGAATTAGGTAAACTGGTAGGTATTTCGTTTTTATATAGATACTGGAAAGAACTTCCATTTACATTAAAAAGTTATATGTCAATAGCCAGTATCGTATTAATTATTATTACATCGGCGGGCATTTACGGATATCTATCATCCGCATATGCAAAAGTTGCAGCCGACCCGCTTCGTATGAACGCAGAAGTGCAAATCTTGAATTCGCAAGCGGCAACACTTGATGAAGAAATCAAACGAAAAACTACTCGCTTAGACCAAATTATTACATTGCGTGGGCAGCAAGAAAATCGTATTGATAGTTTAATCGTGAGAAGTACAACAGGCAATACCACAACAATCCGTAATGCACAAAATCAATTAACAGAATTAAGCAGAACGGCAACAACCCTCCAACGTGAAATCAATCAATCCTCCGCTCAACGAGACAGTTTAAAAGCTAAAAGTTTGACTACAGACGTTGCAATCACTACTAATTCAGATATCGGAACCTTCGTATATATTTCCCGTGCAATCGGAGTGGAACTTGATACCGTAGTTAAATGGTTTATATTAGTCATTGTATTGGTGTTTGACCCACTTTCTATCTGTCTTGTATTAGCATATAATTTTTTACAGAAGCGTGGTGACGTTGTACAAGAACCTAAAAAATTATCTATTTTTAACGAAGCCCCACCAGAACCTACCCCCGAGGTGGCGGAGGAAAAGATAATCGTTCCTGAACCAATTGTGCAAGAAGAAACGATGATAAAACGTGAAGAAACGGAACTAGTTCAACCAGTTGAACCAGAAGAGCCCGTTGTGGAAGAACGTAGAGTAATACCATTTAATAATGGTGATTTTAATGAAGATGACCCATTCCCACAATATATGACGAAGGCCGAAACAGAAGAAGTTTTAGAAAATTGGTGGGCAAAAAGAAATGGTCTTAAAAAATAATATTTAATACGGGACTTGACAAATATAGAAATTAGTGTTATTATTATACATCTCTAACAAGGGTATAATATGCCGCATCAAGTCGGTTATTGTTGTATCAATCTTACACTACAAAAAACTCGTAAGATTACTACTAATCGCGGTATGATACAGCGCACCTTTTTGGAGCGTGGTGTCAAATATGCGTCAGAACTGGCATTGCAGAACGCCAAAGACTTAGTGGAGATTATCAAGTGGAACGCACAGAATGGTGTCAAAGTGTTCCGACTATCCTCCGATTTATTTCCGTGGAACTCCAAATACAAACTCGTAGACCTTCCAGACTACGACAAGATTAGTCAATATTTACTTGCCGCTGGTGCGATGGCGTATAACACTGGTCAGCGTATCACTGCACATCCTGATCACTTTGTTAAGTTGGGTTCACTCAAACCCGAAGTTGTTGACAATGCTATTCACGACCTTGAACATCATTCCGAGGTGTTTGACTTGATGGGGTTGGCGGTGTCACATTACAACTGCCTTAATATCCACGTTGGTATGAACTACGACACCGATACGATTGACCGATGGGTTCGTGCATTTGATAGACTTTCTGACAACTGCAAAAAGCGATTGGTGGTCGAGAACGACGATAAGGGAAACGCATTCTCTGTTAAGCAGCTCCATCGTGAGATTACTTCTCGTACTGGAGTCCCCTTGACTTTTGACTATTTTCACCATACATTTCATCAAGATGGAATGTCCTCTACCGATGCCGCGCACCTTGCTGCATCTACGTGGGACACCAAACCACTATTTCATTATAGCGAGTCTAAGAATTTGAACGAGAGTGTTTCTGGTAATCCACGGGCACACGCTGATTATGTATTTCGTAGTATTGATGACTACGGACTTGATATTGACATTGACTTAGAAGCTAAGGCTAAAGAACTTGCATTACTCAAATATCGGGAGTTGTTATGATAAGTTTCGCAATCACAACACACAATGAAGGACACTATATTCAGCACCTACTGGACCAGCTCGTTCCCCACTGTGAAAAGACAGGGGATGAGATTGTTGTGGTGGATGATCATTCTACAGATTCATTTACCTCACAGATATTATATGGGTATGAAGAGCAGGATAAAATTAAATTGTATAGTCATGCACTAAACAACGATTTTGCCGCACATAAAAATTATCTCAATTCTGTGTGTGATGGAGACTATATTTTCCAAGTAGATGCGGATGAAAAATTTCACGATAATCTCTTGACTTATTTACATGATATCGTGTATAATAATACTAACGTAGATTTGTTTTTAATTCCTCGTATTAATGTTGTTGCTGGTTTGACCGACGACGATATGCGTAGATGGGGATGGGTTATAGATGAAAAGGGTTGGGTAATGTTCCCAGACTATCAGACTCGTTTATATAGAAACGTAGAAAATATTAAGTGGGAAGGAAAGGTGCATGAACGGATTGTAGGATACCAAACACACGCACCACTTCCAGCAGAAGAAGAATGGAGTTTGTATCATATCAAGGACATCAAGAGACAGCGGGAGCAAAACGCATATTATGACACAATTACACGGTAAGCAAGCACTCACCTACGATGATATAAATTTAATTCCATCGTTTTCGAGTATTGAATCACGTAACACAATTGACCTATCTACACAACTTACGACTAATTATAAGATCAGAATTCCATTAATTGCGTCACCAATGGATACGGTATGTGATAGTGAAATGGCAATCGCAATGGAAGAACTTGGTGGAGTTGGTATTATCCACAGATTTATGTCTATTGAAGAACAATCCAAGGAAGTTAGTAGGGTGTTTCTACATACGCATATCATTGGTAGATGGGTCTTTAACGGAATTCCACAGAGAGTTCCCGTATCTGCCGCAATCGGAGCAAACGGTGACTATCTAGAACGAGCACAGGAGTTGACAAAGCAAGGTGCTAATGTTATACTAATAGATGTGGCTCATGGATATCATAAGTTTGTGATGGAGGCAATTCGTAATTTGAAGAAAACACTTCCGTCACACGTTGATATCATCGCAGGAAATGTGGCAACGGGAGACGCAGCATATAACTTACAGGATGCAGGAGCAGATGCAATCCGTGTTGGTATCGGTGGTGGGTCACTTTGCACTACTCGTATTAAGACTGGTTTTGGTGTTCCAAATGTGACTTCACTCCAAGATTGTGCACAAGATGTGAGTGTTCCTATTATCGCATGTGGTGGTATTCGGTCAAGTGGTGATATTGCAAAAGCGTTGGGAGTTGGAGCAAGTTCAGTAATCCTTGGGTCACTCATCGCAGGAACGAAAGAAGCGCCTGGAGCAATTCTTGAAAAGAACAATGGGTTGTATAAGCGGTATCGTGGAGCCGCATCGTTGGAAACGAAGAGTATTCACGGTCAAGCAAAGAGAAATGTGGAAGGAGAATCCACAGTTGTTCCGTTTAAGGGTGGTGTAAAGTTCATCGTAGAGGGTTTGTTGGATGGAGTACGGTCAGCATTGTCGTATGCAGGAGCAAACAATCTCGGTGAATATTTCCCAGAATATGTTGTCGTGACTCAAGCTGGAGTAAATGAGGCAAGACCACATATTCTCTAAACAGGAGAATAGTATGAAAAACTTAATAACCGTTTTCGCTACACTAACGATTCTTTTGATGTTAAAAGTAAACGAAGATGTCCATATACCTAACCGAATTGTTCGGTCAGAACCAACCGAATTAGAAAAGTTTCTTACCCATATGGCACAACGGGAAAGTGATAACACTCTGCATGTGGTCAATAGATTTGGAATGCTGGGAAAATATCAATTTCATCCCAATACTATTAAAGGTCTTGGATTTAATGTCACACAAAAAGAGTTTCTATCTAATGCAGAATTGCAAGATTCTGTGATGGTGGCGTATCTACGAGCAAATAATGAAGAATTAAAAACACTAATCACTAAATACGAAAATAAAATTATTAAGGGTGTGAAAGTTACACGGTCAGGTGTATTGGCAGCTGCGCATTTGGCGGGTTCTACAAATGTGAAGCTATATTTCCAAAACTCGGATTTGAATGGACGAACAGATGCAAACGGTACGAGTATTCGTGAGTATATGCAGACATTTTCAATGTACATTCTAAATTTATAACTTAAAAACAATACGATGATATTAATATTAGTAATCAGTATTTCATTAAATTTGGCGTTCGGTTATGCAAGTTGGAATCTTTTGCGTAAGAACGAAGTTATGGAAGATGCCATTGATATCTTTTACACCCGTTTGGACAAGACACTACAAACTATGCGGGCTATCGATACACGACAAATTTTTGAAAAGGACGACGAAGTGGGGTCAGTTTTTCAACAAATTGTTGATACAGTAAATGATTTACGCCCGCTCCTATATGGGAGTAATATAGAAAATGGGAAGAACGAAAGTTAAGTTAGGTAAAGTCTACTTTACGCAAGAAACAGAAGATGCAATTATCAAATACAACCAAAGTGATGATGTGGAAGAAAGAGAATATCTATATCGTGAGTATATTTGGGCACCATTCGATAAATTGGCAGAAAATGTAATCAACAGATTTAAGTTCCCATATATGGAAGGCTCTTTTGACGATATTAAGTCAGAAGTAGTCTCCTTTTTGGTTATCAATCTGCATAAATTTGCTAGTGGGAAAGGAAAAGCATTCTCATACTTTAGTGTGATTGCAAAAAATTATCTTATATTACATAATAACAACGCATACAAAGAAGAAAAGAGGTCAGTGTATCTTGGTGATAAGACCGATGAGACATTTTCATTAGAAGAAATCCTTGTATCAGAACCAGAAGAGCACGAAATTAAGAGTGACATGCGAGATTTTATTCATCTCCTTGTGCAATATTGGGACTTCAATACCACTAAGATTTTTAAGAAGAAGCGAGATATAGAAATCGCTAATGCAGTGGTTGAACTTCTTCGTAGAGTTGATAATATCGACAATTTTAACAAAAAAGCTCTCTACTTAATGATTAGAGAGATGACGAATCACAAAACATCCCATATCACTAAGGTTATCAATAAGATGCGGGCACACGTTTTGGTCCAAATGAACGAATTTAGACGAACAGGACATATTTCCGACCCATCCGCATATTTTACGTATAAAAAATAGCCTCTAACTATTTATATTGTAGTAACTTGGAGGTTATAATGAGTTTAGACAAGGAAATATTTGACGGAAAGACCCTTTCGGACCTCTTTTCGGAAATCTACAAAAATTCAGACTCTAAAAGACAACAAATCAATCAGTATGTGTCTAGTATGGTGAAGCTTATTCGTACACCAGAAGACGCCGCGATTATTGGTCCTGTAATCAAGGACTTTATTGAGGTGAACGTCAAAAATGACGAACACCTCATTCGCATTGCCCAAATCGCACAACGATTGGTTGGTGCTGTAACTAAGGGTGAATCAATTGATGGATTGTTGTCCGAAGCTGAAAAACAAGCACTCTTGGGTGACTTGAAAATGGAAGTAGAAAAGATGGAAGATGAAGGTAAAGAAATAGAAGAGGACATCTTCGCAATATCCACGAGAATCAAGTAATGCCAGGCATAGGATTTAGAACATCTGTTAGTAATAAAGCAGCAACGTTGTTACCTGGAGGACCAGGTTCACAACCAATGCCAACTACAGATTTCTTTATCTATGAAGCGGCACAAGTTGAAGAAATCGTACAAAACGAAGCTAGTAATTTGTCATCAACAACTAGCACTACAGCTAATACAGGAAGAGTAAAAATACGGTTTATTAATACGGGTAAAGGTACCAATAGTAGTGAACTTGATTGGGCTGATCCACTACTACCGCATCAAACTATGCCACCATTGATTGGTGAATATGTTCTTGTATTTAAAATGTTGGGAACATATTTTTATGTCGGACCAATTAACACCAAACGACAAATTACAGAAAATGCACATCCACTACTTGGTTTGGCAGCTAGTCAACCAACCAATCAACTATTCAAAAATCAAAGAAAAACAGCACTTGGTGTATTAACACAAGCAACACCAAATATTAATAAAGTTGGTACAAATTTTAAAAAACAAAAGATTAATCCATTAAAGTCATTCGAAGGTGATATTATTTACCAAGGACGATACGGACAATCCATTCGGTTTGGTAGCAGCCAGATGGTTGGCTCTTCGTTGGGTGAACAATTTCCAAATATTATTCTTCGTGCAGGACAAGGACCAGATACAGCAAAAACAACGGATGATAAAGGTGAATCCTCGTTAACAAACGAGTCTATCAACCAAGATGCTAGTTCAATTTATCTAGTCGCAAAACAAATTTTAGGATTGATACCCGCGACATACGGAACTAATATTCATCTCAGTTCTTTGCTAGAAAAACCATTTGCATTTGATGGTGCGTCTATATTGTTGAATTCTGATAGAGTGATACTTAACTCCAAAGCAACATCAATTTTTATGTTTGCTAGAAAAGGTATTCATCTTAATTCCTTAGAAGATGGTGTCACGGTAGACACTGCCGGCCCGATTCTATTTAAGACACCAAACAACATATCGATTTTTGGTGAAAAAACAGTAGACGTTACAAGTAAAGAAGATGGATTATTTATTGCTAAACGAGATGTTAATATTAGTGGTGATAGAAACGTTACACTATATGGTAATGAAATTTTCTTAGGTGGTAGAAGTGCACAAGCATCACCGATTGTTATGGCAAAACCATTGAAGTTATTTCTATTGGAATTGTTGAGAACGTTAATGTCAACGTCACCTCTAGTGGTGGGACCATTTGGATTAATAAATCCAGCATTAATTGCAAGATTGTTGATAGTATACTCAAAGTATATGGTATTTCCTGACCCATTCAATCCGTTGTGGGCATCAAATGATAATTTCGTGATGAAAACCAACGAACAAACAATGAGTGGACCAACATACCTACCAGCAAATCAATCATTTAAGCAGGTTAGTGGATTGGGCACTCGTAGTTCGGCTGATGCAGCAAGATTCGCTAGAAACGAAGTAGATAACGCGGGATTACAGCAAGCACGTAAATTATTTGATGATGAACTCGTAGCGAAGTTATAATATGTCATTTTTTAAAGAAGAGTATTTTCAATCGTATATAAAAAGTGCTACCAATTCTCTAAGTGGTAATATAACTTCCATTGCCCAAATTCCACGAGATGTTCCACTAGAAACTTTAATAGCACTCACGGCATACCGACCACAAATTATACAAGGAACAGTATTACAAAAAAACACACAAACTAGCGAAGCGGTCAGCAAAGCAACAGAACTACGACTTCAACAAACTGGTTTGTTTACAAATAATTTACAAAATTTTAGACCTTCTATTTCTCGACGAGCTATACAACGTAGACGAGGTAACGGTCAACGTGTACCATTAAATCCAAGAGAACGGATATTACGTGGATTAGACCCAAGAACTAGACAATTGGTTCGAGAGTTAGAAGATTTACGTATATTAAAACAATTGCAAGATAGATTACAACAGCAAACAGATAGATTAGAGCAACAAATTAACAAATACACATCTATATTTAATGCTCTAGTAAATGCACCCGATGCGCTGGTATCTGCGGGACTTACATTTTTAATCAACAAAATAGATCAATTAGAACAACTGTATAATGCGGCAAAAGCTGTATTTGAGTTAGTTAAGAAAGCTGCCGAAAATACCAAAAAAGCTATTCTCAAAGCTTTGTTTAAAGACATTCCACAATTTAGAAAAAACGTGAGAAAAGCAATTGATGTATTGCGAAGAATTTTGAAATTACGAGAAATTCCCAGAATAGTAAAATTTCCAAAATTTCCAAAACTACCAACAATAAATCTAACGTTCTCTAATTTTTACGCAAAATATAAATTAGCGTTAAATAGTTTAAAAAATAAAAACAGTTTATTTTATGATAGAGCATATTCGACTGCATTACAACAATCTGGTTTTGAAATTTTTGATCCAAACAAAGATAAAATTCAACGCGGATTAGCAAAAGCAAGAAATTCATTACGTCAAGTACGAGCAGATTTTCAAGCTAAGCAAGCGATACGAACTGCCGCCGTGGACCGCGCAAGAAATCAACTTATTGATAATGTAAGACAAACAAATAGAACTGTTGAACGTGAACGTCAAAATATATTAAAACAATATCAAAATGCAAAAACTGCAGGACAACGTGCAGGTGATCGCGCACGATCAACAGTTGATCGCACACGTGATAACATTGCTGACTTAGCAAATAGAACTACTGCGCGAGTAACCGCAAATCTTGGTGGAATAGTATCCGCAGTGAATACAGCAAACAATTTGTTTACTTCGGCTGGGACGTTGGTTGGTGGACTTAATAACGATGTAATTAAACTTGAATTAACAAGAAATTTGGTACAAGAAGCACAAACAGCCAATCAAATTGCACAACAAGTACAACAAACACCACCGCAAATTTCGTCACTATCCACAATACAACAAACCGAAGTCTTCGTTAATGAACAAACTAAAACAATCACTACAGTCTCACGCAGATTACGTCCAAGTGATGCAGTAAATGAAGTAGAGTTATTAAACAGACGACGAGCACAACAAATTGGATATGTTGGACAACTGAGTGTAGATGGTACTCAACCTATACCAAAACGTCTTAATGGACAAACCTTCTTTGAAGCAAGACTTACAATAACCTACGAATCGCAAGTTACGGTACCAACAGGCAGTGCAGTTATTGTATAAAACTGGTTTAAATCATAGTTTTTTGATATTTAAATAGAGGGGCAAAAACGGTTACTTTTGAATGAAATGGTGGCACTTACGTGCAAACTATTAACCTATTAATTAAGGATTTAGTATGAAGATTATCCGATTAGAACAACTTATTCGTGAAGTTGTCGAAGAAACCTTGCAGAACAAATCTAAAGCAGGTGAAGAAGCAAAGCGTCAAGGACTTACAAATTTAAAATTTGGTAGGTGGGGTAAAGAAATTGATGGTAAAATGACAACAACGCACGTGTCACAGAACGGAAAATTGGTTGCTGTTAAAAAATCCGCACCCACCGCAAAAGGTAAAGTATCAACTGGTGCAAATCCGACACGCCAAGCCACCAAAACCGTCGCAGCCAAAAAAATAGATTCTGTAGCCAACAAATTATATAGACAATATGACCGTGATGGTGACCACGATGATAGATATAGTGGTGTACACGCCGCCACGACAGTTATTACACACAAAAATCCATCTAATGCAGAGGAACTATACAAATTGATTGATGCAATGGTAACTGCTACAGAAAAAAGAGATGATAAAGACGGAACAATTACTCCGGATGAGTGGTTTCAAGGCGTATATGATTTTCGAGATAAATACCAAAAAACTCTTAATGACCCCACATCAACGCGCATTAAAGATGGGACTAACTGATATGCGTTTTGGTCGATATGGAAAGGCAAAAACGGTTACTTTTATTCGGAGAGACAAATGGACAAGACATTATTAAAAGCATACATCAGAACCATCGTAGAAGAAGAAGTTACCAGAATTCTTCCTAATCTTCTAGGTGAAGCTGTGGCACAAATCAAAGGGACACAACAAGTTAACGAAACTGTCGTTACCCCAAGTAAGCCAAAGCTTGACCGTTCAAAGTTAGCAGCGATGATGGGATTGGAACGTCACGGAGACACCATAACCGCTACCACAAAGAATATGGTTCTCCCAGAAAATATTCCACACGGGGTTAACTTAAATGACCCATCGGTAAAACCAGCGGTGGACGCTATCACCAAGGATTATAGTGCTTTGATGAAAAAGATGGGATTAAGTAAATAATATGTCAACTACCATCTATTTAGGTCAAACACTTCCGTTAAATAGAGGCACTCGTGGATTTTTTCAATCCACGACAAACGCACTGGAAAATGAAAAATCAAAGTTCATTAACTTAATTTTGACTAAAAAGGGAGAACGTGTAGCAAATCCAGATTTCGGGTGTGACTTATGGCGTTTATTGTTTGAACAAAAGGATGGTGAAATACAAGAGTTGGCACAACAATTTGTAATTGAAGCTGTACAACGTTTCATGCCATATTTATCACTTCAAAGTATAGAAATTACAAATTTTTCAACATTTCTAAATGATAACAGTATAAATCTATACGTCAAATATGGATTTACAAATAACCCACTCGTGTCAGATGAAGTTCAATTACAATTAAATACAAATCTCGCTGGTGGATTGGTTGTTTCTGGAAGAACAACCACTAGAAATTTTTAATAGAGAACCATAATGGCTACAACCAATAACGTATTAAATAAACTAAGTGTAACACCAAAGGAAGTAAGTTATCTCAACAAATCTTTCGTAGATTTTAAAGGTGACTTAATTACCTTTATTAAAACGTACTATCCTACAACCTGGACAGACTTCAACGAAGCAAATCCAGGAATGATTATGTTGGAATTGGCCGCTTATGTAGGTGATGTATTATCTTTCTATGTAGATAATTCGTTTAAAGAAAATTTATTGGCATATGCAGAACAAGAAGGAAATATTATTACTATTGCGCAAGCTATGGGATATAAACCAAAAACTATAATTCCAGCAACAGCAGAAGTATTAATTTCACAAGCGGTTCCGGCACTTGGTGCGGAGGACGGATATATTCCCGACCCAAATTATTTTCTAAAAATCGACAGAAATTCAACGATGTCTACATTAGCACCAAATGTAGTAACATTCAGAACAACAGAAATTGTAGATTTTGCAGATCCAACGGACAGAATTGTTGCTCCACGACAATTGGATTCTGTAACGTTGTTACCCATAACTTATTTGGTTACCAAAAAAGTTAAAGTTATTGCAGGTGATATTAGACAAGAAACATTTACCTTTGGTGACCCGGAAAAATTTTCTACAATTACAATTGGGGATATTAACATAACCACAATTAGTGAAGTAGTTGATGCGGACGGATATAAGTGGAATGAAGTTGAATATCTAGCACAAGATACAATTATAGACGACAAAGAGGTGTCTTACACCGCGTCGGTAAGTGAATCCATAAGTCCTTCATACGCAATTAAATTTAGAACAGTTCCGCGTAGATTTGTTACACGACTTACACCAGACAAAAGAACACAATTGATATTTGGTTCTGGTAGAGGTAATGCCTCCGAAGATATTGTCTATCTTGACTCACAACAAGTAGCAAATACAGAATATGGTACACGGCTAGCAAGTGTGTCACTAAGCAATACCGATTTGTTAAATACGGATAACTTTGGATTGGCACCAGCAAATACGACCATCACTGTTACGTATTTTACTGGTGGTGGAGTAGATAGTAACGTATCATCAGGAACTATTTTACAAACGGGACAATTAAACATCTTAAATAGAACCACGGAATTTAATCAAACAGAACTTGATTTATTTAATGATATCGTAAGCACAATAACCGTATTTAATGAAATGCCAGCGAGAGGTGGGCAAGATGGTGAAAGTGTTGAAGAAATTCGGCAACGTGCATTAGCAAGTTATAGTGCGCAAAATCGTGTTGTAACTCGTAGAGATTACGAAGCAAGAACCTTGGCAATGCCAGCACAATTTGGAGCAATTGCAAAGGTATTTGCTATCTCCGACAGTTTACAAAGTAAAATTCAAGAAGAAACAACACCACAACAGCAAGATGATACTATTCGACAATATGTTGAAAATTATCCAAAACCAAATGCAATAAATTTGTATGTGTTGGGATATAATCAAAGTAAAAAAATTACCACACTAAATAGTTTGGTCAAGTCAAATCTGCAACAATATCTTTCACAATATAGAATGTTAACAGATCAAGTAAATATTCTTGACGCATTTGTAGTGAATATTGGTGTAAATTTTGACATTACTGTGTTCAAAAATTACAATATGTCTGACGTTATAGCTGTATGTCTTGGTACCATCAAAGATTATTTTGATATTGATAAGTGGAATATTAATCAACCACTTCGTTTAGGTGACTTATCATTATTATTAAATGCACAAGATGGTGTGCAAAGTGTTAATAGTGTCGAAATTGTTAACAAATATTTCTTTAAGAATGGTAGAGATTATCAACTATATCGTTATGACATCGCAGAAGCAACCGTTGATGGAGTTATCTATCCATCACTTGACCCGTGTATCTTTGAAATTAGATATCCAGAAGATGATATCGTAGGAAGTGCAAGACAATGAGATTATTCCTAACTGCCTCCGCAGATAATACGTTATATCAACGTAATCCAACAAGAAATGCTGGCTTAGATGAAATTCTTGAAGTGGGCAAAGTAGCAAATCCAGAAGATTTAGAACTGGCGTATACAGGAAGTTCTGCACGAGCACTTGTAAACTTTAATATTACAAACAGTGGATCGTTTCCATCAACTGCGTCGTATTATTTAAATTTAAAAATTGCTAACGCAACTAAGTTGCCATTTTCACAAGAACTTATTATTAATAAAATATCAGCTTCTTGGACAGAAGGTAGTGGATATTATATCCAACAAACTGTGAATCCTGGTGACGGTTCAACCTGGAGACAATCTAACACATCCGTGTCTTGGAGTATTGCGGGGGGTGATTATTACACAACACCATCACAAAGTGTGTTACTAAATGAATATCCATTACAAGATTTACGAATTGATGTGTCGGCAATACTACAGCCAGTTGTATCTCAATCATTACCTTGGTACGGACTGGCAATAGCATTTCCAAGTTCCTCCGAAATAGATTCTGTAAATGAAGGTAATATTAAATTTTTCTCTAGACAAACACATACAATTCACCAACCAACGTTGGAAATCGTGTGGGATTCATCAACATTTGTCACTGGTTCACTTAAACAAATTCCAAATACCTACGATATTCAGGTTGTTCCTAAAAACGTAAAGGAAACATATGTTCGTGGGTCAAAAGAAAAAATAAGATTGGTAGTACGTGACAAATATCCACAAAAGAACTTTAATACAGAATTACGATACAAAAACGTGTATTATTTACCAACATCATCGTATTTTAGTATAATTGATAGACAATCGGGAACTGTAGTATCACCGGCGGATGAATTTGCAAAGTTAAATTGCGATGCAACAGGATCACACTTTATACTTGATACATCAAATCTTTACAGAAACAGATACTACGCAGTTAATATTGATATTAATAATGGTGATTCCGACACCAATATACTTTCGGAAATATTTACATTCTTGGTGAAGTAATGACATTTGATGATTTGATTAAAACATTTAAGGTGCAACCAGAGTTGAATAGACAATTTTGGACATCCGATAATAAACTTAATCCAACTATTCGTAAGGCTCTTATGAAAATTGCAAAAGAGTTTTACGATAGTATTGAGTTGGAAAACAAACCCAAGGTTAAAGATATTGTTTTTACTGGAAGTTTAGCAAACTATAACTACTCAGAGTATTCTGATGTTGATTTACACTTATTATTTAATTTTGGTAAAGATAAAGAAGTATTATCACAATTGTTTTTGTTAGCAAAGTCAAAATGGAATGATAAGCACGATATTACTATCAAGGGATATGATGTAGAAGTATACGCTGAAGATGAAAGTTCACCACACGTAGCAACTGGGTTGTATAGTGTGTTAAAGGATACGTGGATTAAAGAACCAACGAAAGATACACCAGTATATGATGAACAAGACGTAATAACCAAGGTGCGATATTTTGTTGGTATGTTTGATCAATTAGTAAATCAATACAAGGCTGGTCAATTGGATGGTCTTGATAAAAAAATAGAAAAATTTAGAGACAAGTTGGGTAAGTTTAGACAATCTGGATTAGAAAAAGGTGGAGAATTTTCCACCGAAAATCTTGCATTTAAGTTATTACGACGAGCAGGATATATGGAAAAATTGGCAAATTTACAAAATATGACGATAGATAAACAACTCTCAGTAGCGGAAACAAAGTAATATGTCACTTCTCAGTGCTATAAACACCACAATAGTTCGAGTTACAGAATTTACAACAGGTTCATCTGACCTGGTATTAACTATACCATTAACTTCTGGTGAAACCGTTCAATTTACTGCAGAAACACAATTTTTTACTCCACGACAAATTGCAACAAGTCGTTCTGATGTGTTGGGGTTACCAAGTCAAAGTGTTGTCGAATACACAGCAAATAATATTCCTGTAATTAAATTACCAATTGGTGCAGTGGATATTACAACACCACAATTCTATCCAGTTTCTATTGTAAGTGATGTATATCAAGGAATTGACGGAGTTGCTGGATTCGGTAATATAGATAATTTTTTTCAAGAACTTACGGATGACTTGGAAGTACCTGATGACGAATTAACAAATTTGCGTGCACAACGTGATGCGGCAATGCAAGCTGCACTAGCACTTGATGACTTAGCAGCAGCATCCGATAGTGGTAACTCAGCGGCAATTGAAGAAGCAAACCAAGCTATCGATGAAGGATTGGCATCGGCAATCGTGGAAGAAGAACCAGACCCATCAACTATATTAACAGCTGAAGAAGCAGACGAATTGGGTGCACTGGATTTGGTTGGGTTAACCGACGATTTTGGAACCACAGATGGGGCAGACGATATTATCGACCCAACACCAGAGGTATTAGAAGAAGATTTAATTGAAAAACTTCCATTATTACCTGGTAACAAAAAGCTCAGAGGCATTGATACGATTAATCAAGCTATCACACTTCTTAATAGTGGTATCCAAGCAGTAGAAGAATCTTCCCAATCGGGTACAGACGAAGATGGTAAATGTAAATTTATCAAGGTAGCAAAGGGTAAAAAAGGATTTTTGGGAGTTGGTAAAAGGAAAGAACGTAAAGTATCTCGGGAAGATACACAAAAAAAACTTGACTTAGTAAAACAAGATATAGAAGCACAGCGAGCAAGCAACGTAACTATTATTGCTACAAAAAGTGGTGTACCAACCTACGTGTCTACAGCAAAATTAGCCACATTTGGTAGGGCAATCGAATCAACTAAAGTGGGAGCTTTGGGAGCTATAGCAGCAGTAACGCGTACCGGTGCAGGTAGAACAACGGTACCAAGAGGTTCTACACCAATGAGAAGAAATTCAGCGCTCAAACTTCTAGAATCAACAGCAAAAGAATTACAAAAAATATTAGATAAAGAGTGTAATTAATAATGGCAAATCAAGAAAATTATGTTGAAGTAATACCAAGTAATCCACAAGCATTTCCTGTTTCACGTATAGCAGAATCGGGAAACGATATAGATATCATTCAAGGTAGAATACCAGGACAGTTTGGATTCGACGTAGACGATAATATTGAAATGCATTTCTACGATACCGCAAATCGATTGGTTGGGTCAGTAGTCGTACCCATATCCACAGGAATAATATCTGCAAGAACGATATTACTGCCTGACGGAATTACAGACGAAAAGGTAGTTATTGATATGACCCGTGTTCAAAAAGAACTTGGTTTATTAATACCACCAGGAACATACTCCGTAACATTAAACTTATTTTCTGATGAAATTGGGTCATATACAAATCCAAAAATGATTATCGAAGAAGTTTCACCTTCAAGAACAGAATTACGATTGGGTTTTACAAATACGTTTACACAAACAGAACAAAGTGAATTATTTGAGTTTGTAGAACCCTCGGTTCCACGTGTAGTCGCCGCTGGATTTGTAGCTGGAACCATTGGAGTAGAATCTGCGGATGTTATAGATACAAGTGAATTGGGTGTAGCAACGGGACAAATACAAATACAACAATTCATAGATGCAGTATTGAATGAATTACAAGTACGACAACCAGATTTATTCTTTAATTTATTTGATATAGAACCAGACGCACCAGAAAATCTTAGTTTAACAATAGAATATTTATCTAGTGTTATTTATGAAGAGTTCGTGTCGTTGTTAGAAGTAACAAGAAATACAAAACAGTTTGATAGATTGCAAGAAAGTGAAGTAGCAGTATTAATTGAACGCGCGGTAGACAACGTATTAGTTAATAATAATATCAATCTGTTTACACAAAATACAATTCGATATATTTGAGGTAATGTATGGCTAATGCAGCAGATTATTTACGGTTAGATACAACACAACTTCTTAACACGTATAAATTACGAACTCGTAATATTACTCCCAGTAGTTTTGTTGCAACAAATATTGCACCAAATTACAGATTGTCTGTAACGATAATACCAACACTTGATTCGGTATTAGTCACACCATCGGCATTCACATTAGAACCAAACACATCAATTACAGTAACAGTTGCATATAATACTGCAGAACTGGAATTGTTATCTGCGGGTACGCTGATCGGTGCATTAGATATGTCGGTATCGGCAATTGCAACTATAATTCCAGAAACTCCAGCGGCACCACCACCACCACCACTACCTCCAGCACCACGACAAATTATATCACGAGTACAAATCACACCAACAAATTTCACATTCAACGAAGTAAACGAATCTCGGCAAATTACTGCACAATTGTTTGTAGATGATGTTGTAGTTCCTGATCCAACATTTAGATGGTCGTTGGAAAATGACACTGGGCAGGCATTTAGGATTGATGAAACTAGTGGTATAGTACGTGCATTGAAAACTGGAATAAATATTGCACAGGTAAAAGCACGAGTTGTAACACCGGTCCAATATTCACAAACTGTTGGGATATCTAACGTTGCAACAAACATTCCAGTTGTGGGGGGTGTAACAGGAAATCTTGTTGTTACAGTACTTGGACTTCCACCAAATATTGACGCTAGGGTGTCAATCAGTGATCTTGCCGAGGACAATTTTGTTCTCCAGGTGGGAAGAAGTCAAACATTTACTAATGTTCCTGTAGGAACATATACTATCACACCATCTGTTGTTACATCCGGTGGAGAAAATTATAATCCATCCGGCGGTGGCCGAATTGATGTTAGACCTGGTACCAACGAATTTATTATCACATATACACGACAAGAAATAAGTGAATACACCATTAACATTGTTGCATTACTTGATAGTGTAGGTAGACCGATTCCACCTAACGCAACATTGAACATAGGTGATAGATTCACCGTTCGAGCAGAAACATTGCGAAATAATAGATTATCTTTTGTGGGACCAATACAATTCAATGCCACAAATACAACGGAAGCAAGTATACGAAGTGAAGGAGCGGGGGGTGGTGCTGGCGAACCGACAATAGTTGCGGAATCCGGAGCCGTCTCGTTCCAACAAGGAGTAGCAGAGGCAACATTTACTGTATCTAATTCTGGACAAGTGGTAATTAATGCTATAAACGCAACAGCAGGATCTGCTACAAGAGTGTTACAAGTTAGACCTAGACAAAATACAATTCGTATGGTGTCATCACCAAATATTATTTCTGGGCAGTGTGTTGAATTATCCGCTACCGTATTGGTGGATGGTAGACCAACAGGAATTCCCGTGGAACTTACTTTGTCCGGAACAGCACCTGCTACAATTAGTAATATTCCTTGTGATACGGGACCAACAGGTCCACAAAGTGGTGGTGATAAGAAATATGTATCGGTCAATCTTTCATCATTGCTATTTTCGTTCCAACTGCCAAATACCCCAGGACCATTTGGTACTCAATTTCCCGGGGAGTTTATTACACCGGCAACATTAAGCATTCAAGGAACCGACACTCAACCCGATGGAGTATTTACCAAATATGCAGTTGGGTCGTCGGTCACTGTGTCGGTCAATAACATTGATAGTCGAGTTCAATTCAATGGATGGACTAACAATGGACAATTGGTTTCTAACCCAACAACGTATACGTTCACGGTTCCAGACCAAAACGTAATTACTTTGACCCCCACGTTTGTTGCTCGTTAATATCCGTATATAACCTTCTACCACTTAAAATAGATTATAAAATGGTTACCAAAAGAACAACGTAAGAAAATTCTTCTTCTCTCCAATGACATGCGGATTCATTCCGGCACCAGTCGAAGAAGAAGATATAAATCAATTCTTCCAAAGTATTGAAATCAAACCGAAAACGAACAGCAACAGGGATAATTTATGACAACAACACAATATATACGAAGTCAGCAAGGAACAAGCGGTACTATAGTTGTTACTGCACGCGCAGTAGATCCTGACGGAAGTATTATCGTAGAAACGTATAACATTGCAGTTACTCCAGTACCAAGTGGAGGGCAAACATCTGGAGGCACAAACCCTCAAAGTGGAGGGCAAGGACCAGGTGAAGGAGAAGATATAAATCAAGTCTTCCAAAGTGGTGAAAATCAAAACTAAAGTGAACAGGAACAGGGATAATTTATGACAACAACACAATATATAAAAAGTCAAAATGAAATTATTGCTTCTGGTGATAATCGTGACTTTCTTGTAAGATAGTAGAACTTATGGCACTTAACTCTGGTACGAAATCACTACAGCTTGTAGTTGCTGTATTTGATGCCGATGTTGATCCTGGTGAACGTTCAGTATCACTTGGATTGCAGATTCAACCATACGAACCAGTATCGGTTGGGCTTCGGGATGCGTTGATATCTGTATTGACAAATCAAATTAATTCTAAAGTTCGGTCGTATGTAGATAAAGACAGATTCTTAAAAACATTAATTAATTTTGGTGAAGATACTCAACGCATTGTCACAAATTGGAAATTAGATCCGAACGACAATACTAAATTATTAATTAAGTTATTATCACCACTCGATTTTGATTTGGATGTAGGTAACAGAGTATTCATTAGTCGTGAAGTAGTAAATTCTGTAGTAGATACAGTCAAATTAGAACTTATCCCTCAACCAGACACATCCCTCTGGTTAAGACCAAAAAATACAGAAGTTAACAGCTTTAACAGTGATACAGAACTATTAAATATTCATGGGCGCAGAGTAGCCAACCAAACACTATCCAGTATAGGAATAGATGTCACTGGATCAGAAGATCAATACGGTGGGTATACATTCAAAAATGATATCTTACGTAAATGGTTTACTGATGATTATAAGTCTGTAGAATTAAACATAGACTATTCCGATTATGCCAACTTTATAACATATAGTTCTGCAAAGTTACGCTTGGATGCATTTGAACAGAAAATTATAAAAATTGCAGAGTTGGAAGGTAAATCACGGTTTTATAATACCGATGCAGGTGGTTCTATTTTTGGACAATTCGAAACACTTATCTCTACACCGACAATCGTTCAATCTGGTGTCACTCAATCACTAGCAAGCCCTGTTGTTATTAATCAATCTGGGTCATTAAGTTTATTAACAGGGTCTTTAGTCAATGTTTTCTCGGTGCAAGCCCTTCCGTCGGCAGCATTATATTTGGTTGAAGGAGCAAAGGAAGCTGCACTTGAAATTGAAAATGTTATTCGTAGTTTTGATGGATACGAACGTCATTTATTCTATAATTCTGGTAGTGCATATAGCGCAAGTGTATATTACCAATTAAACGGTACCGAATATAATCCAGATGGTACATGGCCAAAACAAGACCAAAATGGAACTTTATACCCACCAGGAAGTCCACAGGTTACTACGTGGTATAACTTACAATCCGCTATAGCACAACGATATGATGATAATAATGTAAATTTGTTATCAAATGCAATACCACAATATTTGCAAGACGATTTAAATTCACAAGATTTTATTAAATTTACAAAACTCATTGGGCATTTATTTGACTCAATTAAGCTATATATTGACCAATTACCGTACATATATGATAGAAGAGTCAATGCTACTGAAGGATTATCGCAAGACTTGATATGGAATGTAGCAAAATCATTCGGATTATCACTAACCAATCCAGACTCGGCAGCATCATTATATAGTTTCACAACCGATAATACGACAGTAAAGAAACGAGAACAAGTAACTGAACTGTATAAGAGATTTTTACACAACGTACCTTATCTTAATAGAACCCGTGGAACTGCAAATTCATTAAAGGCGTTACTTGGTATTTTTGGTTTAAATGAACAAGTTGTTGGTATTCGTGAAACAGAAACAACCTCAACTGGTAGTTTTGAAATATTTGATGAAGTCACCAACGCATTAAACTTTAATACAGGATCATATCTTGTATTGCCGATGACGGGTTCTTCGCAACGTGAAACATATACGTTACAATTTAGATTTAATAATGCAACAGATGCAATAACAACACTGGGTGTTGGTGATACCGGAGCACCATCTGGTTCGTGGGTTGTAGATTTAGTACCACACCCATCCGCATCGATGGGATCAACTTACGGACGTATTGAAATCAAAGATACTATCGGTGAAGTATTATTAAGTAGTAGTTATGCAGATATGTTTGATGACGAAGATTATTATGATGTAATGATTCGTTATGATGGGCCAACTGTAACATTAAATGTCGCTTACTCAGACGGCGAAGAAATATTGTATTCTTCAAGTATGAGCACAACAGGTTCGTATCTTCGCGACGCTTGGAATGCAACACAAAACTTCTATTTGGGTGGGTCTGGTTCGCTAAGTACTAACACATTTAATGGATACGTAGATGAAGTTCGTGTTTGGGGAGAACGCGTTACAGACCAACGATTCTATGAACAAGTATTAGATCCAGGTAGTTTTGTTGGTAATAGTTATACATCACCTGTTGAAAATCTATGGATAAGATTATCATTCCACATTCCTAGAAACTTGGGGGTTGGAAGTATTTCAAACGAATCACCGTACAGAAACAAAGATGGTGGTTCTGATCCGGGATTGCCACTTTTACCAAATCTTACAAATGTAATCGCAGTAGGATTTACAAATAAGACTGCATACCCACTCAGTATGACTCGTGTAAGTAGAAAGATTAAACAATACACGACAAATAATGGTGCATATTCATATGGAAGTAATTCAATTATTATCGCACCACCTGCAGTATTTACAGAAGTTGGCACTGGGGGTGAATTAATACTACATAGAAATAAGAGTATTGTTAATAACGAAGCACGTAGACAGCAACAGCAAACGAAAAAATATCTTGGATTCTTTGTATCACCAACAGACGCCGTTAATAACTTACTTATTCGTTCACTTGGTAATATTGATGTAAAGGCATTGGTGGGAATCAATAGTAGATATGAATCAAAATATTCGGAAATTGAACGTTTGCAAAATTATTATAAGCAATACTACAATGCATCGGTCAATATTCCGCAGTTCGTAAGATTCTTCGATGAATTAGCACCAACTTTATTTGAACAAGCAAGTCAGTTTGTTCCTGCAAAAACTATATTGGCAAGTGGTATAGTAATTGAACCAAATATTCTTGAACATAAGAAGTTAGTATTTGAAAAACCAGTTAAATTAAGTGGTGAAAATACTCGTAGAAATAATACATTTACAAGTACAGAAAGAACATATACTCGTGATTTTGATATCACATTATCCACGGGAACTACAATTGATATCAGAAGTCGTGAAACGCAAAGTGCGTTCTATACAGATTACAATACTAAACTTAATTTAACAGAAACTTCTACAATTCGTGGTGAATCTAATAACTATTTCACCACAACAATAGAAATGATGAGTGAGTCTGGTTCTGGTGAAAATGCAACATATAATGCACAGACATTGTTCCTCACATCATCGATGCCAGAAGGGGAAATAAATACTGGATTATCGAACGGTGTAACCATAGAACATGGTGGTGGAACACCATTTGCAGATTATCATTATTTTGAAGGAACTGGATTTAATACGATTAACGACAATGGTAGTTTACAAACAACATACGAAGTATTTGACTCCGATATTGATAAATTAAGTTATATTAAATATCTGCAAACCTATGCAGGATTATCTCCAGACGAAGCACGTGGTGCAGCAGTAGGATACAAACCAGGTAACATTATCAATATTGCTGAATTAATTGGGTTGGATGATAGACTAACATATACAAGTGTTATTAATGTCATTCCACCACGAGCAGACCTTGAAGATTATGGTGTAATTAATTATTTTATTAAAAATAGTGCAATTTACACGTTTGAAACAGTTCGAAAAGAAATTATTGGTAGAAATCAACTTAATTTTCTAACGGGACCATCGGCAACCTGGTCATTTGGAACTCAATATAATAGAAATGATGTTGTGGTACAGTACGGAGCAACAGGATCGGCTAAAACATCAAACGGTAAACTATTTAGATATATCGCGCAAGATTCACCGTCTGTATCATATAATTTTCCATCGCAAGATGGAAACAGATGGGCACCTGTTTTCTACCGTGGGCAAGCGGTTCAATCACCGTTTCGTGTTATCTTCGATACAAATAAGTTACAAGGTGATGAATCGGTATTTACATTACCGATTACACGAGTTAATGTCGCTAGACCAACAGTAGCACCAAACAGATATACAACAAGATTAACATTTAGAAATTTCTCGGCAAATTCCCGTCAAACTGGTATTATTCGTTTGCAAGCAATTGCCTCACTTCTTTCGGTTGGGATTGGTGTGGGTGATACACCGGCACCAAAAATAAGAGTTCGTTTATATGACAAGGCACAAACCCGTGACGCGGACTTAAATAGACCTTTTGGTATCGAACCAATCGGTGACCATGGGGTTCTATTAGACATGGAATTTGGAGCTGGTTCTGTTGGTAAAAATATAGGATTATACCCACCAGTTACGTTGATAAATAATGATACTGGTCAGGCATCTAGTCCAAATATTTATTATACTATAGATGAAGTAAATGGTGTTAATTACTCGGCAGGGTTTATTGTCACCTTTAGATATTTCGCTATCGAAGCACCTATCGACTTACCAATCGGATATCTACCAAGGCATTACAAGTTCTTCAGAGACACCTTATTAGCAACCAAGCGTAGAAATTCTATAGGATGTCTCCAAACCCAAGATACTACAACAGACGGGCGTTCACCAGTAGAGGTCACGTTGACCGCGGGAACCACTCTCACAGTATCACCAAACATTTTACAGGATGAAGAAAACTTTGGTGGAATTAACTTAAATGTGAACTAAAACCAAAGTATAACATATTTATATTAGACAACTTACGTCAGGAGAGGTACAAATTATGGGATATTTAAACAAGTCAACGATTACAGTTGATGCGGTGTTAACAAAGAAAGGTAGAGAACTTCTATCGAAGGGCAGAAGTGAATTCGAAATCACTCAATTTGCTGTTGCTGATGACGAAGTAGACTACACGTTGTACACCACAGCACATCCACTTGGTTCTGCATACTATGGGTCCATCATCGAAGCGATGCCAATTTTGGAAGCTTCTTCTGACGAAACCCAAGCAATGCGTTTTAAGTTAGTTTCCTTGGATAGAGGCACTAAAGAAATTCCAGTTATTTCTTTGGGTGTATCAGCATACGCACTCAACTATAACGATTCGGTTGTTGTAAGTCCAACTACGACCGCAGAACTAGCAACCGCAGGGTATACAGCAATTCTTTATGATGGTAATGTAGCAACCTTGACAACCAGCCAACCATTGGCGGCAGGAACTACAGTACCATTCTTTAACGTCAACCAACCAACATCTGCAAATGCAGTTGTGGTTCAAGGATTTAGTTTCAATTTGACCTCGAAAGAACTAACTGTTGACCGTACAACACAATTATCAATTGTAAACAATCTTACTGGCGCAACCAAAACGGTCACCGTTTCTGTGGCTGCTAAGCCAACAGTATAACAGGGGTTTAATATATGGCAATTAGAACTTTCGTTCCATTTAATCTTGATGAAGATGTGGTACCAGCAAACCAAACCACAGTAACAACTGGCCTGTGGTCTGGTGATACTGGTAGTTTAACTACACTTTTTACATCAACCACACAGATTTCTGCAAGTGGTGAATACTACTTTGATGCATTCGATAAAAATCCAGCAACCGATACTACCGCAGAAGTTCAATTTGCTGTGGCATACGGTCACATTTCTGGTGGTGGTTCTCCAACATTGGCACAAGATGACTTGGCAACACTAGCAACCAGAGCAACATACTTACAGTATAAAAATATTTTGTTAGACCCATCCGATGATTTATTTACATTTGGCACAAATAGTACAGATCACGTTTACGTTATCAATATCCAACGTGCACGTTTAAAGGAACAACTTGACCCAGGTAACTGGCTCTTGACTCTTTCTGGTTCCAACGGTAAGTTTACATTTATTGACGATAGTAACCAAACATTAAGTGCAAAGTCGAAAACCAGTAAATCTGGTCGTGTATTTAACGTAGCATCGGGTTCACTAACAGGTGTAAGTGGGAGTACCGTCTTAACCAGTCAATCCGCAGCAGGTAAGGGATTTGGACTAGTGTTTCCGGATTTGGGTATTATCGTATTAAATCCTGACGCAATCATTCCAACTGTTGGTTTTACATCGGCGTCCGGAGGATTTGGTTGTGGTTCAGAACAAGACTTTACGTATAGCACTACTAACCTCGTAGTTCCATTTGGACCATTTACTGGTTCATTAACATCAAACGGTGGTGAAGGTCGTGAACAACGTAACCACGATGGTTTATTACGTTCAATTAAGTTGGGTGGTGATTTCCAAGCACGTTCGGCAGAAACCATTTCGTCAACACATTATTTTGTTCGTTTAAGAAATAAGGATTTTAACTACACCAATAATCCAACATTCTATAACAATACCAACGGTCAAATCTTGAATGATGACTTCGTAGAAGATCCAAGAGTATTTCCAACAAGTGTTGGGTTGTACAACAGTAGAAACGAATTGTTAGCAATAGCAAAACTCAGTCGTCCGTTAGAAAAGTCATTCGACAAGGAAGCATTAATTCGCGTTCGTCTTGACTTCTAATGAACAAAGGGAGGTTCTATGAGAGCAGTAAAACCTCTCGACGCAGATGGATATACTAAAAATGAATACGTAGCGTATGTGTCCCAGAGTTATACAATTACCTCTGGGTCACTTACGAATACGGAACTGGTTACAATAGATTTCGCAAACCAACCACCTGATGACTGGAAATATCAACAAACCAGTGATTTTGATTTGGGAGCTTTGAATTCAGGTAGTGGAATATATTCGTATCCGTTATTTAGTTTATTAAATCGTGCATTTTATTCTTCACAAGGATTGGTGGAATATGGTACGTCATCTGTAGCCGTCACACAATTTACACCAAGTCAATCGTTATATGTATTTAACATAGCAAACGCAGCAGTCGGAGAAGGAGTAGGACCGGGTAGTTTTAGCGTTAGAGTTTCAGGTTCTTCTCCAATTGTTGATGATGGGTATGGTCGTTTATATGTAAATAATACTGGTAGTGTGGTGGGTAATATTTTTTACAAGCATGGTATCGCTATAGTAAAAAATAACATATCAGCACCATCTCAGTCTGTTTCTACAAATGGATTAAAACTATCACCGTTTTTGGATGTAACGGTGGCATTTAGTTCATCGTTTACAATTACAGAACACACAATAGTATGTAAATTACGTCCAACCGAATTCAACGCATCGTTGTTAAATCATACGGTGGGATATTACAAAGCAGTAACAGGGTCATATGTGTCTGGTTCAGAAACAGTAACATATACAAATTATATAACAAATGTTTCTTCATCTGCAAAAGCTTTGTCTGGACAATTAATAACAGAATTGTTTGATGTTGGATTGCAATATAAAAGTGATTCTGTGTCAGGTAGTTTAACACCATATGTAACAACAATAGGTTTATATAATAGAAATTATGAGTTACTTGCAATTGCAAAACTGGCAAACCCAGTTCCAAGAGCAAAGAACGTAGACCAAACTTTTATCGTAAAGTTCGATACCTAATGTGGAGATGGTAACATGTCAAAGTTAAAAGAATTATTTGAGAGTTCACAATACGCACGATTGAACTCAATTCCGGGTGGAAACAAGAATTTTAGTGTTCGTAATCAATCAAACACAGAACAAAGTATTCGACAAGGAAATGCCGTTGATTTCTTTCCAAACACATATCAAGATGGGTTTGATGTAAACAAACCAAGTCTAAGTGTTCAGGGATTTGCAAAGGCACCTGAAACGCAAACATCCGACTATACAGGTAACCCAACAGGTCAGGCAACAATTGAAAACAATGCATTTGATTCATACAATCGATTTGCATTAGATGCATTTCGTAATACATACAGTTCAAAGTTAGTTCATAAGTTTTTGGCAACAGATTCTACAAAACAATATAAGACACAACAAGAAACATCAGCAGGAGTAGTATTAACATATAACGTCTAATATAGACGAGGTTACGATGAAACCCAGAAGTGCAAAGAACAAGGGTAAACGGTTACAAAATGCAATCAGAGATTTAATACTTGAACACTTTCCGCAATTGGAACCAGATGATGTAGTCTCGACCCTCATGGGAGATTCGGGCGCCGACATCAAGCTTAGTCCAGCAGCGCGGAAAGTGTTTCCGTATTCTCCTGAGTGTAAGAACCAAGAGAAGGTCAACATTTGGTCAGCCCTCCAACAAGCAGAAACTAATACCAAAGAAAATACCTATCCGGTCGTATTCTTTAAACGAAATAATACGAAAACATATGCGATTATACCCGCAGACCATTTCTTTGAGTTGACCAAACCAAAAAATATAAATTAATAAATCAACACTTGATTTTTCGATAGAGAGATGTTAGTATTCATACTATGAACCTAATATCTCTTTTATCGCAAATACTCGGTGACTACAAGCAAATGGGCAAGGGGGAGCATTACTTCTCCTGTCCGTTTTGCCATCATCACAATAAGAAGTTTGCGGTGAATGTTGTTAAGAATAAATGGAAGTGTTGGGTCTGTGGAGCACGGGGTCGGCATCTGATTGGATTGTTCAAGAAGTTGGATGTTTCACCAGCACAAATCAAAGAGCTGAAGAAGTGTCTGAATGAAGATGATGTAAAGAGTTATGTGGATATAGACCCAAATGAAGTCGTGGAACTTCATTTACCTTACGAGTTTAAACCACTCTGGAAACCCACGAACACGTTCGAATACAAGCACGCAATCAATTACTTAAAGAAGCGTGGTATTACTGGATACGATATTATCCGTTATCGTATGGGATATTGTGAAACAGGTACATATGGTGGTCGTATCATCGTCCCGTCATATGATGTGGATGGAAAACTTAATTACTTTATTGCCCGTGCATATCACGAATCGGGTATGAAATATAAGAACCCACCAATCTCGAAGAATGTGGTGGTATTCGAGGAACAAATCAACTGGAACGAACCTGTTGTATTGGTGGAAGGTGTGTTCGATGCACTGGCGGTTCGTCGTAATGCAATCCCGATGTTGGGTAAGTTTATACCCAAGAAGTTAGAGGTCAAACTACTTGAAAATCGTGTGAAGAAGGTGTATATTCTTCTCGACGATGATGCAAAAACGGAAGCAATACAACTGGAACGCAAGTTATCAGCATATGGAATACAAGTATCACAAGTGTCGGTGAGTGGGGGTGACGCCGCTGACCTTGGGTTCCAAAAGACCTGGGAGTTTATTAATTACTCCAAGGCAACTACCTTTAAGGACTTTATACAAAATAGGTTATCAAACGCATGAATATAAGTGTTCCATTTAATAAACTCAAAAAAATAATTCATCTCGCAGATATTCATATTCGATTATTTAAGCGACACGAAGAATATAACGAATGTTTCCAAACTTTCTATAACCAGTTGCGTCAAGAAGATTTGACCGACTCGGTTATTGTCGTTGCTGGTGATATCGTTCACGCTAAGACGGATATGAGTCCTGAGATGGTGGTGATGGCTACGGAGTTCTTGAAGACGTTAGCGGATATGGCATCCACCATTATCATCGCAGGAAACCACGACCTCAACTTGTCCAATATGAATCGATTGGATAGTTTGACCCCAATCGTCAATAGTATCAATCATAAAGACCTCCATTACTTTAAGCACTCTGGTGTTTACACGATTGCCGACACCGACTTTGCTGTATATTCCATTCTTGATGACAAGGAGAAGTGGCCTTCCCACAGGGATTGTTCATCTCGTCGAAAGGTTGCTCTCTATCACGGACCTGTGTTCGGGGCAACGACAGATGCTAAGTATACCATTACTAATCGACATGTAGATGTGTCGGCGTTCAATGGATTTGATATGGTCTTACTTGGTGACATCCATAAGCATCAAGTATTACAAGAACGAGACGCAGAAAATAAGAAGCCCGTAGTAGTTTACGCATCATCACTCATCCAACAGAACCACGGTGAAAGTCTTGATAACCACGGGTGGTGTATGTGGGATGTCCATAACTGCACCTTCCAGTTCCGTCAACTTCCAAATAACTACGGATATTATACTGTTGAAGTCCAAGGTGGGAAAGTTCCAGTTCTAACTGATGTTCCTAACAATGTTCGTATGCGGATATTCACGGGGAACCTTGATACCTCCGCGGTCAAGAAGTTGACGGCAGTATTACGAAAGCAACATAATATCATTGAGTTGAGTATCAACAAGTCGCGATATGATAGTAGTAATCGTGAGAAGATGAAGAGCGGTATCGAAATTATCGATGTTCAGAACATCAATAATCAGAATCAACTCATCCAAGATTGGTTGGAACGACAATACGATAATACAATTGATAAACCATTGATGGACAAAATCTTGGATGTAAATAAGAACTTAAACGCACAAATCAATCACGACGACCATTCTCGTAATGTGAATTGGCGTCCTCTCCAACTGAAGTTTTCGAATATGTTCTCGTATGGTGACGACAATATCATCAACTTTGGTAAGATGAAGGGGATATATGGTATCTTTGCCAATAACGCATCGGGTAAGAGTTCTGCGATGGATGCCCTTATCTTTACCCTTTACGATAAGACTCCACGAGCATTTCGTGGTGACCATATAATGAATAATAGGAAGGACACGTTTACCTGCCAGTTAAAGTTTGAAATCAACAATGAAATCTTCTATATCCGTAGAACAGGCACCCGTAAAAAGACGGGTGATGTAAAGGTTGATGTCTCATTCTGGCGGGAGAACGAGGACGGAACCCACGAGTCATTAAATGGTGAGGACCGCCGTGATACGAATGTCAACATCAGAAACTATGTTGGAACCTACGAAGATTTCGTCCTAACTGCACTCAGTAGTCAGAATAGTAATGCTTTATTCATTGATAAGTCTCATAGTGAACGCAAAGACCTGCTTATCCAGTTTATGGGATTAAGTATCTTTGACAAGTTATGTGACACCGCTAATGACGAGATGAAGGAAATCTCTGGGGCACTTCGTAAGTTTAAGAAGGTCGATTTCTCTCAGACTTTATCCGATACACAAAGTAAGTTAGACGCCACCCGTGAGGAACACGAACGGGTAGAAGGGTTGTTCTCTAAGATTAAACAGGAACAGGAAACCCTCTACGAGAAGTTAAAGGGATTACAGGAACAAAAACGACCTGTCCCTAATATCGAACTGGATATTGATACCCTCTTATCTACGAAGGATAAGGTGGTCGAGCTTGCGGCATCCTACGAAGAAGATAAGGGTGAAGCAGAAGGACGATTACAATATATTCACGATACAATCGCAGAGAAAACAAAGGAAGTAGTGGATGCAAATATTCCAGAACTTCGAAACTCTGTTGAAGAATATAATAGATTATCTGACCTCTTTAATAAGGGTAGTAATGCCTTGAAGTTAACCACATCGAAGATTGGGGAAAAGGTAAAGTTCCAAATCAAACTCGACAGTTACAAGTATAATCCAGATTGTGATGTCTGTGTTGACAACAATAAATCAATTATCTCAGATAAACAACAAGTAGCACACGAGTTATTGGAGTTAGAAGAGGTGCGAATCAAGCAGACAGCTGCCATTGAAGAAATCAAACAGCAGATGGAACCCCTGGTTGATAAGGTCAATCTCTGTGCATACTACGAGAAGATACAGAGTGAAGTCCAACAACTCCAGAAGAAGGCAAGCGGGATTGAACTTGACATCCAGAAGATATTGACCAACATCGAAAAGTGTGACCGCAAGCGTGAGCAAGTGGAAAACGACATCGAACTTCATCGATCAAACAAAGAAAATATTGAATACAATATTGAGATAGACAGTCGTGTTGACCATATCCAATATGACATCAATACATCCAAAAAGAAGGCTGACCATATGGAAAAGGTGGTTCGTGACTTGCATGGTGAAATCAAGGTCTTAGAAGCCACCAAGACAGACATTATGAACCAGATTAAGGAAGCGGAAGAGTTAGAAGCAACCTACGAGGCATACAAGTATTATATGGAAGCGGTTGGTCGTGATGGCATTCCATATGACTTGATGAGTAAGGCAATCCCGAACATTGAAGCTGAAATAAATAATATTTTAAGTCAAATCGTAGACTTCACCATCTCCCTCGAAGTGGATGGAAAGAACATCGTCGGTAAGTTAAACTACGATTATGACCGCGTATGGCCGTTGGAAAACTCATCGGGCATGGAACGTTTTATTAGTAGTCTGGCAATCCGTGTTGCCCTGATGAACGCATCCAACCTTCCAAAGTCCAATTTCTTGATTATTGACGAAGGATTGGGGACATTAGACGCAGAAAATATGACTTCGATGCATACCTTATTCGGTATCTTGAAAGCACAATTCGATTTCCTTATCGTTATCAGCCATTTGGATGTGGTTAGAGATATGGTCGATAATTTAATTGAGATAAAAAGAGAAGACGGATTCTCGTATATCCAGTCGTGATAACTATTTATATTGAGTAGTTATCACTATGAGACACTATGCCACGAACTAGAAAACAATTATTTAGACAAAATTTAAACGCAGTTCCTGTCTTGATTGAAGATACAAGCCAGGAATCTGTCTATTTCAATATTAAACAGTTGAATAGTTATTTTACTGGTGGACGCAATGCGTTTCTTATTACAGGAACTGCATTATTAGAACTCAATAGTGAAATTTTTATTGAAGTAATAGACGTAGATGGAAATCCAATTTATGTCGAAGCTATCAAAAACTTTTCTGAAGGTGGGTCACGTGTTATTGTTGTGGAAGTATACGAAAATACACCCCGTGGTCCTGCAATTTTAACTATCTTGGGAACTGCTACAAGACTAGCAAATGGAAATCCTGTTCCTAAAGATTGGGTTCGTCGTAGAAATCTACGGTGGCAGAAGAAGTTAATTATCGAACCACGAAACGAAAATACCACACGTATTCGATTAAAAAGACAACCTGAACTATTAGTAACTGAATTACAAGCCACCGCATCATTACTTAGCCAATCATTTATTGATAAAGGTGCGAGTTTTGTATTAACACCAAAAACTGTTATTAATAGTCAACGTGGATATGTAGTTACAAACACATCGGTTACACCGTTTGGTTCATACCAAAAATCACCAAAAATAACTGGTAGTTTCTTTTTAGAAACACGAACTTATAAAATTGCAATACCACCAACCACATCTTCCTATACAGTTGTTGCAAGTGAAACAACGTCGATAGACTTACCACTCACACTAATAAACAGTACATCGTCGTTCACGAACACAAATATTACAAGTTCTGTAAACGGTAGAATATTAAATGTCACACCGATATTATCAGGTACATACGAATTAACATCCAGTGCGTTCTCATCATCGGCTACAGAATATACCCAAACGGTATCGTTAATCACGAGTAGTGTTAAATACAACTACATAAGTGAAAGTATATTCCAAACGTCCGAAAGTTTATCGTTGGCAAAATTACGTATTGTAAATTTAGATACCGTTAGTGGGCAAATTTATAGAGTTAAAACATCTAATAAATCAGCAGCATCGAATTTAGAATTTATTTCAGTTGCAGACACACCAACACTTGTGGGGGAACTATTAGTTACAGGTTCACAAGTGGTAAATGAACGTGAAGTTCCTATTGGTATATTCAATACAAATGATATTTTAAATTCTAATTGGTATGCATATCTTACAAGTGGTTCATCAACACCTGATCCTGCATATTCATCTTCACTAATATCTAGTTCGTTCCATTTACCTTTGGTAAGAGATGATAATAGAATTTTAGATGGTGGGTATGTATTAATCACATCAAGTAGTTATTTTTTTGGAACAAAAAATGATTTTGGTGTGTTCCAAAATTCAGAATACACACTAAAATTTGATGCCGATGTATATACCACTTCTGGGTCTATAGTTGCATCTGGAGATTATATTGTTGATGTGTATGTTGTAGGTAGTGCAATTCCAACAACCAATCCACTCGGTCAAAAAATTGGTAGTTTAGGAACTAAGCAACAAGTTGGATACTTTCCGAACACACAGTTGAACTTTACTGTTCCTCGAAGTGGTAGTATCGGTGTTAGATTTGTTGTGAACGGTGGATTCTGGCAATTTGCAAACGTATCATTAAAGGTAGCGGAAGAATACGCATTTAGTCCAGACGAAGTGACTATACTTTTGTTAAATGAAAATAAGTTTGATGACTTGATAGAATATAAGACCGATTTTTATGATATCAACAACAACGCATTATCATTATCGGCAACGTCAGTTCCAACATATTTCACAGGATCTCGTCAGTATGTCTTACGGTCTGGTGACAATATGTGGGGACGTTTAATTATCGAACGTGGTGGGATAGAAGTTACGGGTAGTAGTACATTTACAGGTTCGTTAAGTGTTATTAGTGGTTCATCGTTTAATCTTGTGAGTGGTTCTGAATTTTATCGTTGGGGAAATAAGCAGTTCAATTATGGTGCTTGGTATGATATGAGAACACAATCTGCTTCACTTGCAAATACACCATATAGTATGTCATTTAGTTCGGAATCATATAACCGTGGATTTCGTCTTATTAGTGGTTCAAGAATAACCGCAGAAAATACAGGACTATACAATTTTCAATTTTCTACTCAACTTGAAAACACAGCAAATAACGTGGCAGTAATCGATATATGGTTTGCAAAAAATAATCAAGATATTTCGGCATCAAATACTAAAACAGAAATCAGTAAGGTAGCATCAACAACGGGAAAGGCTGTTGCTTCTTGGAATTATCTGGAATATTTGGAATCTGGGTCATATTTAGAATTACGCTGGTTATCTAACCAAAACTCTATGATACTAAAAAGTGAACCATCGGGTGCAAATTTTCCAGCAATTCCTTCGATTATCGCAACTATTACACAAGTCGTATAACAGAGATGTATATGGATATTAATAAACTATTTGAACAAGTGATGGCATTAGATGATTATGTAGAACAACATAATTTTTTGGTCACACAGCTTGCTCCATCATTAAAAAATGAATTGGTGATTACACACACCGATACGTTAGAAGAAGCAAAACGTAAGCGTAAGAAGGCAAAAGAAAAGATTAAACGATACGGATTTTTCTATCCATTATATCCTCGTGTAATTAAAACTGGTGAACAGCCAAAAGACGAACCAACAACACCACCAACGGAACCAACCGATAGTGGTGATGCTGGTGGTGTGGACGAAATTAAACCACAAAACAAAGACAACGCATTTGCATATCCCTATTCACTTGGTCCGGAGCATGATGATGAATTCATACAGAAGGAAGCATTGTCAAGTACGGAACGTATGCGGAGATACAATCGTCGTCATCCCGAAAAGGTTCGAAAGTACCTTAAAAAAACTCAAGATGACCGTGTTGCCCGTAACCGTGACCGTAAGAAAGCAGTAAAGAAATACGGCAAATCAAAGATGAAAAACCATGATGTGCATCATCCAAATGGTGCAAAGAATGGTAAATGGAAGTTGGCAAAGAAAGACCACGGACGAGACAAGAAGAACGAAAATATAGAATATGTATATCTCTCCGAATTATTAGAAGGCAATGTACCAAATGGTCCGTGGCAATTAATCAACGAAGGTGGTGCTGCGGGACATTTAGCACATCCATACGAAGATGATAGTTTGACATTTAAAGATATGAAGGAAATGGCAAAACGTGGGTTGGTAGGTGGACTGGATGCAGAAGCACCGGTAACAGAAAAACTTGACGGACAGAATATTACGTTTAGTGTTCGTGATGGGCGTGTTGTGTTTGCTCGTAATAAAGGTCAAGTCAAGAATCGTGGTAAAAATGCCTTGGATGTTGCAGGCATCCGAGGTATGTTTAAGGGGCATCCAAGTCCAAATATAGAAAAAGCATTTAACCAAACTGCAGAAGATATCCAATCAGCAATCGACGCTCTACCAGAAGAACAAAGACAACAAATGTTCGGAGAAGGTAGTAAGTTTATGAATGTGGAAATTATCTTTCCAGATACAAAGAACGTCATTCCATATGGAAAACCGGTATTAGTATTTCACGGAACTATTGAATACGATGAAGAAGGTGAAGAAGTTGGTCGTAATGTAGAAGATGCAAAATTGTTAGACCAACAATTGCAAGCCGTTAGTGCACAAAAACAACGTACATTCGGTTTGTCAGGTCCACAACCGATTACGTTTAACGATGCAGATACAGTTCGTAATAAGGAACGACTACAACAATATGGGGCAGAAATGGCTCGTATTCAAGAAGAGTTTGACCTTGATGATAACTCAACATTGGAAGAATATAAAACTGCGTGGTGGAGTAGAGAAATTGACAATATGGGTGTAGATTGGACTCCTGAAGAACGTGAAGGTTTAATTCGTCGTTGGGTAATGGGAGAAAAGAAATTCGGGGTCAAAGACATCCAAGATGCAGAAAAGAAAAAGTTTTTTCGTGAATACGAAGCAACCGAATTAAAACAAGCACAGAAGAAAGCAACTCGTCCAATTGAACGTATCTTTCTACGAATTGGTGCAGATACATTATTACGTGTTACCAATACTCTTGGAGCTAATAATCCGGAGATGGCATCTCAGTTAAAGCAAGAAGTTAAAGATGCAATACAAAAAATTAAAGAAACTGGTGATGAGAACCAATTAGCTATGTTGCAAAGAGAAATTGAACGATTGGAAGACATAGGTATTGATAGTGTTGTACCAAGTGAAGGGTTGGTGTTTATTTATAACGGCAAACCATATAAATTTACCGGAGCATTTGCGCCAGTTAATCAAATGTTAGGTATGATGAAATTTGCAAGAGGCAAGGCAAAGGAAGTAGAAGAACCAAAAGAAAAACCAGCAGAAAAAACTGTAGAAAAACCACAAGTGTCTCCGACTGGTGAAAAAAGAAGAGTGGCAATTTTCCCTGGTCGTTTTCAACCATTTCACGCCGGACATTACAGTATTTATAAAAAATTAGCAAATGAATTTGGTGAAGATAATGTGTATATTGTATCAAGTGATGTGACTGACCCAACTCGGTCACCATTTGGATTTGACGAAAAGAAACAAATAATGACACAGATGTTTGGTATTCCCGAAGATAAAGTAGTACAAGTCAAGAGTCCGTATGCACCAAAAGAATTGACAGCAAATCTACCACCAGATACTACCACCGTATTTGCACTGAGTGAAAAAGACGCAGATAGATTGGGTACTGGTAAGTATTTTCAACCATATGACCAACAATCATCAAACGCAGGATTTAGTGAAAAGGGATATGTGATGATTGCCCCAGAAATGCAATTACAATTAGACGGTAGAAATATTAGTGGAACCCAAGTTCGTGCATTATTGGGTAATCCAAAAATTACTGATGAAATGAAGAAAGAAATCTTTACAAAAATATATGGTAAGTTTGACCCAGAAATATTTAAAAAGATTGTAAAAACCACTACTGATTCTGAAGAAGCATTACGATTAACACAACAACATGGTACGGATGCAGAACCAAAACCATCAGTAAAAAAGAAACAAGTAGTAAAGAAACCTGTATCAAAACAAACGGCAGCAGAAAAACCACCAACCGATCCATCGTTTTATAAACCTGGGCAATCTTGGGAAACGGATACTGGAAACTTTGGTGGTAAGAATAGAAAGAATCAAGTACGATATTTTAAAACAAAAGACCGAGCTGATAAGTTCGCTAAATTATAAGAGGTTACTATGGCAAGAATAGATGAAAAAGCGCTACAAGATGTAAGAAAAAAAATTGGTGAAGTGATGAATAAGCAAGACCAAAAACTTACTTTTGGATGGACACCACAACAAGTTGAACGAAAAGAAGGTGATGAATGGGTGGATGTTGATGGTAAGAAATGGACAAAGAAACACGGAATCATTCAATCAGTTACCAAACTCGACGGATTCAAAACTCCGTGGTGGTGCCCAAAATGTAATACTCCACTTAACGGAGTTCATATTAAAGCATACAAAAAAGCTGGTCATTGCCACGAATGTATGCTAAAAGAAGAAATGGAATTGAAAAAATCTGGTGAGTGGTATGATGTAATAGTTAAAAAAGGTCGTCAAAATCATATTGCAGCAATCAAAGATAAGATACAAGAACTTCAAAATTATCACGAAAATCTTTCGCAACCAGAATTTATTCATGCGGACAATGAAAAAATCTTGATGATTGAAAAGTGGGATATGGATATCAATACGGTCAAAAAAGATTTGATGGAAGAAATTACCAAGCTACAAACGCATTTAGAAATGGTTGAATCGGGAATGAGTGAAGAAGAAATCAAACACTATTACGAATCACAGGAACAATAATATGAAACTAAAATTATTAGGACTATTGTTAGTATTCGCAGCAGCGTTATACTGGCAAGATAGTCGCAGTGACGATGCAATGGACAAGTACATCAAAGAATACAAAGAATTTCAAGCAAAGGCAGACTCGGTAACAAAATTTGCCGATAGTCTAAAAGCAGAAATCGTCATCGCAGATAACGAATCCCGTGCCGCAGAAGGTCGGGCACAAATTCTTGGAAAACAAGTAAATTCTTTGAAAAACGAAACATCAAATATGGTGGAACGGGCTTCGGAATTACAAGAAACCCTTACAGATACTTTGGAATTGGCACGACAACTGTTACCACTTAAAGATTCTATTATCGTACAACAACAAGAAACTATTAATACCCAATCAGCACAAGTATCTGAATTAGAACGGGCATTGGCAAATAAAGATAATGCATTACGATTATCACTTATTCGTGGTGATAGTCTCCAAACAGTTATCAATCTGATTCCACCCGCACCAACAAATCCTAATCGTATGTTAGGATTTAAGTTACCAAGCCGGAAAGTATCATTCGCTGTCGGTGTCGCTATAGGTCTAGGAGCAGGAATTCTTGTAATCAAGTAGAGGTTTTATGAACGCATCAGCACAACAGTTAAGAGAACGAATTAAAGAAGAATATAAAAAGTGTGCGGTAGATGTATCGTACTTTCTATCTAAATATTCTTACATTCAACATCCAGTTCGAGGACGAATGTTGTTTGATTTATATCATTACCAGAAGAATGCATTAAAAGATTTTCACCAACACGATTATAATATTGTCTTAAAAGGTCGCCAAATTGGTATTTCTACATTGGTTGCGGGATATGCTTTGTGGTTGTTATTGTTTCACAACGATAAGAACATCTTAGTTATCGCAACGAAACAAGAAACCGCAAAGAACTTGGTGACCAAGGTTCGATTTATGCACCAAAATCTTCCAGTCTGGCTTCGTGGTGAAATTGTGACAGATAATAAACTATCATTACAGTTTACCAACGGTTCGCAAATCAAGGCAGTAGCAAGTAGTAAAGACGCTGGGCGTTCAGAAGCATTGTCTCTATTGATTTTGGACGAAGCAGCGTTTATTGATGACGCAGAAATCATCTGGACGGCAGCATCCTCCACATTATCAACAGGAGGTCAAGCAATATTACTGTCTACTCCAAATGGTGTTGGTAATTTCTTTCATAAGATGTGGCAGCAAGCGGAGAGTAAAGAAAACAGTTTCAATCCTATATTATTAGATTGGCGAGTTCATCCCGAGCGTGACCAGTTATGGCGTGATAGACAAACGGAATTGATGGGTGAACTCCAAGCATCACAAGAACATGACGCATCGTTTATATTTTCTGGTAATACGATAGTTCCACCAGAAATAATAGAATTTTATAAAACTACGTTTGTTCAAGAACCTATTACAAAAGGTGGGTTTGATGGAAACTTGTGGGTATGGGACTATCCGCAATCGGGCAAATCTTATATTGTATCAGCTGACGTTGCCCGTGGAGATGGTGAGGACTATTCAACCTTCCACGTAATTGACGTAGAAACGTCTACACAAGTTGCAGAATACAAAGGAAAGGTAGAAACCAAACAGTTTGGCAATATGTTGGTGTCTATCGCAACAGAATATAATGACGCACTTCTTATACCAGAAAATAGTAGTATAGGGTGGAACGCTATTCAGCAAGTCATAGATAGAGGATATAAAAATCTTTTTTATATGTCCAAAGATTTACAATATGTGGACGTTGAGCATCAGATGACGGGCAAATATTATCGTGAAGAACGAAACATGGTACCTGGTTTCACCACTTCACAACGTACCCGTCCGTTGGTAATTTCAAGGTTAAAAGAATATATGTTAGACAATAGTTTTACCATTCGGTCATCACGTATGTGTGCTGAATTAGAAACGTTTATTTGGAAGAACGGTAGACCTGAAGCGTTGTCTGGTTATAATGATGACTTGACGATGGCGTTATGTATCGGTCTGTGGGTACGGGATACCGCCCTTAGATTACGTCAGGAAGGTATAGAATTGACCAAACTAGCGATAGACAAGACAAAGTATAACGTAGTGGGGCACGTTTACACCAACAGTAATACAACACATAATCCATACGAAATGGATATTGGTGGTAAAAAGGAAAATATATCGTGGTTACTCGGATAATACACTATTTATAATGTAGTGTTTTTAATGGATTTAACTATGATTAAATTAGTTGATATTTTACTAAACGAAAAATGGACAAAGAAGTATAAAAAGTCCATAAATTGTAGTAATCCGAAGGGGTTCAGTCAAAAAGCACATTGCGCTGGACGTAAAAAGCGTAAACGTGGGGTTAAAACAACGTCAAAACCGGTATAAAATATGACCAAAGATGAACTTTTAGAAATGATTCGTGAAGAATTAGCAGTAGTTCTTCAAGAAATGCAAAAACCAGAAGAACAAGAGCTTGACGAACGTACCGTTGCAAGTCGTGAACCTCCACGTAAAATGAATAAGAAGCAAGTAACAAAGCGTGATAAAGTTGGTAAGACATTATTGAAGAACAAGCGTTCTGTTCGTTATTTCAAGGATAAGTTTGGTGACGATTGGAAATCATACCTCTATGCTACAGCAACAAACAAAGCAATCGCTGGTAAGAAAAAGAAAGGCGAGAAGAAATAATAATGGATTATAAAGAATTTTATACAACCATTTACGAAGATTGTGGATGCGGACAAACAGAAGCGTATCCTTGGGGTGGATTTAATGCTACCAAGAGTGACTTCGAAGATCCACGTTTACAAAAGGCAGAGGAAATCTCGGCACTATTAGAAAAGAGTATTCCAACCAATCCGTCAAAGTGGGCAACTGCGAAAGCAGCAGCAAAACGAAAGTTTAAAGTGTACCCATCGGCATACGCCAACTTGTGGGCAGCAAAAAAGTACAAAAGTATGGGTGGTGGCTGGAAAAAAGGAAAGTAAATAAATATTTTGGAGAAGTGATATGATTAGATTAACAGGATTAGTTAACTTAAAAGCAGTTGGTTCAAAACCTATCGGTTCAACCGTTAAGGAAGAATTAACAGGCAAGCAAACGAAACTTGACGTTGATGGTGACGGAAAGTTGGAAAAGTCCGACTTTGAAAAACTTCGTGCACAAAAAGAAGAAATTGGACCAAAAGACCAAGTTGATTCTGGTGAATATGATTACGAAGGTGATATGGCAAAGAATCAATTACAAACAATCATCAGAAATGCACAAATGTTGCATGACATGTTAGATGATCAAACTAACCTTCCTGAATGGGTACAAAGCAAGATTACTTTGGCTAAAGAATATACGCAATCTGCAGCGCAATACCTTAGTAGTGAAAAGGACCAAACCAGTACGGCGGGTGAGATTCCAACATCGTCGGAAAAAATGTAATGGAAACTGTAGCGAAATTTTTGTCTACACTATTCAATAGTCGTGACCAAGCACATATCTTCCATCTCCAAACATCATCGTATGCTGCTCACAAGGCATTAAATTCATATTATGATGATATAGTAGATTTAATAGATAGTTACGCAGAAACTTGCCAAGGTCGTTATGGAATTATCCGTGGTTACACTCCACAACGTCAATACTTCGAAGGTGATGAAACTGTGAAATACTTTACTGGATTATCAACCTATATTGACAGCGTTAGAAGTTCATTACCACAAGATAGTGATCTCAATAATGTTGTGGATGAAATATCGGCATTGGTTAATTCGACAATTTACAAGTTGAAGTTCTTAAAGTAATGAAATTACAAGATATTTTAGTTGAACTTACCGAAGAAATTTTGGATGAGAAGTATAAGCCAAAAGGTGAATTGGGTAAGTGGTTGAAGCAAAAATGGGTGGATATTTCTAGAAAAGATCCAAAAACTGGAAAGCATCCACCGTGTGGTGCTTCGGCAGGAAAGAAAGAACGTAAAGGTGGTTCAGCCAAATATCCAAAATGTAGACCAGCTCGCTCCGCTGCAGCAATGAGTAAAGGAGAAAAGCGGTCAGCAGTAACTAGAAAGAGAAAAGCAGGAAATCCAGGTGGAAAACCAACAATGGTTTCTACCTTTAAAAAGAAATAAAACTCTTGACTTTGAGAGCAACAATGATTAGATTAACTGATCTTCTATGCGAAGATTGCTGGGACGGATACAAGCAAGTTGGTATGAAGGAAAAGAACGGTAAGATGGTTCCCAACTGCGTTCCAGTAGAAGAACTTTATCATCGTCCAGAAAGTGATGTTACATCGGATAGTGATTTCAAGCCAGACCAAGATAATAAGCGTGACCAATTTGGTTCTGAATCGGCTGATGAACTAACCGAAGGTGAATTCTGTAATGAATGTCTTATAGAAGTTCTTGAAGAATTACACGAAAACCAACTTGGTGAAGCAGAATATCGTGGTCGTAAAGTTTCTCTCGGTAAGATTATGAGAGGTGATGTTAAAAAATTTAAAGTGTTTGTTCGTGACCCAAAGAGTGGAAACATTAAGAAAGTAAATTTCGGTCATGGTGGAACTTCGGCAAAACGCCGCGGTGAAAAGACTATGAAAATTAAAAAAAATATCCCTTCTCGTCGTAAGTCGTTCCGTGCAAGACATAATTGTGATAACCCAGGTCCAAGAACAAAAGCTCGTTACTGGGCATGTCGTACCTGGTAATATGAAAAAGAAAATTTCACGAGAACAATCTGATAAGATATTAGATAAAATGGGTTATAAGTTTAATCCAACAGAATTCTTCTTAGGAATGAATGTTGAGTTAGAACATCAAGATGTGACCAACGGAAATGTGGTTAAGACTGCAAAAATCGCAGCAGCACATCTGAATGAAAATCCAAAGTATTATTCGTTATTAATGAAGCATGTTGAGAAGCCAAAGAAAGAACAATTAGTTGGACCTGGTGGGGCAATCAACGCAGCACCAAAACCACAAGATGTTAAGAAAATGCGAACAGCATTGGATAGGGAGAAGAAACATGATTAAGCTCACAGATTTGATTTTGGAAGCAGGTAAGGAAAATCGTATTAATTCAATGCGTTTGGTCGCATTACTTGAAAAGTTGATGCCTTCCTTAAAGGAAGCACAACAAAACCAACTTACTGAATTAACTGCACAAGTATTGGAAGGTATCACACGTGTTAATGAAATGCCATACAACTATAACACAATGTCAGAATGGCATATGACTGAATTAGCAACTGTGGTGATGCCGGTTCGTGATTTACGTAATAAGCTAACAGAATTACAAAAAAAACCAACAAAAAATATGGATGTTACAACGATTGAAATGGTCATTAAGGCAATCGATGAATTATACATCTACTAACAAGTTGAGGGGTTATGGCAGATAATAGTATATTCGGCAGACTGAAAAAACTCTTTTCCACTAACACAGTAGTTCGTAATGTTGGTGGGAAACGTTTAAAGGTAGCTGATACAGACAATATCCAATCATTTATTAACAGACGCGGTATTGATAGATACCATCGCGTCTATTCGTCTATGACTGGTGGATATGGTGCATCAGGTGGCCGATACGAAGCGGCCGCAGCATTCCAAGGATCACGATTACAATTGTTCCGTGATTATGATATGATGGATAATGACCCTATTATCTCTTCGGTGATGGACATCTATGCCGACGAATCAACGGTAAAAGATGAATTCGGTAATATTCTTACCATTAACTCAAAAAATACACAAATTCAAGAAATTCTTCATAACTTATTCTATGATGTATTGAATATCGAATTCAATCTCTGGCCATGGGTCAGAAACATGGCAAAGTATGGGGATTTCTTTTTGTATTTGGACATCGACCCAGAATATGGTGTTGTAAATGTTCTTCCGTTGTCTGTTTATGAAACTATTCGTATCGAAGGACAAGACCCAGGCAATCCATTTTCGGTCAAGTTTAAAATTGAAAATGACTTCTTAAGTCTGGGAAAAACAGAATTTGACAATTATGAAATTGCACACTTTCGTCTATTGTCTGATACCAATTTCCTTCCATATGGAAAGGCAATGATAGAAGGTGGTCGTCGTGTCTGGAAGCAGCTTCAATTAATGGAAGATGCGATGTTAATTCATCGTATCATGCGTGCAGCAGATAAGCGTAAGATTCTTGTAGACATTGGTAATATCCCACCAGCAGAAATTGATACCTTTATGAATCGTATCATTGACCGTATGAAGAAGATTCCACTAGTTGATCCAGCAACAGGTGATTATAATCTTCGTTATAATATGCAAAACATCACAGAAGATTTCTATCTTCCTGTTCGTGGTAAGGATTCTGGAACAGATATTCAAAATCTTCCTGGGTTACAATTCAACGCTATTGAAGATATCGAATACCTCCGTAACAAGTTAATGGCGGCATTCAAGGTACCAAAGGCGTTTATGGGATACGAAGAAGACCTTAGTGGTAAGGCAACCTTGGCGGCACAAGATGTTCGTTTCGCACGTACCATAGAACGCATTCAACGTATTATGGTATCAGAATTGACAAAGATTGCAATCGTACATTTATATGTTCAAGGATTTACCGATGAAGATTTAATTGACTTTGAATTATCATTAACTAATCCGTCTATTGTTCTTGAACAAGAAAAATTGAATTTGTGGAAAGAAAAAATTGGTGTTGCAGAACAAATTACAGGAAGTAAGTTATTATCACAAGAATGGATATATCATCACATTCTTGAATTATCCAATGATGAAATTCAAGAAGAACGTAAGAAGATACAAGAAGATGTAAAACGAATGGCAGAACTAGAACAAATGTCCCAACCACCACAACCAGGAGCAGTACCAGCAGGGGTACAACCAGGTGAAGCGCCAGTAGGTGAAGAACCAGCACCGGAAGGTGAACCGTTGAGTCAAGACCAAGAAGAGCAACAACTTGATGATATAGACTCTATCCTAGCTTCATTAAAACCTGATGGGGAAGAAGAAAGTGAATTAGAAGGTGAACCATTACCAGATGAAGAATTGGAAGAAGGTAAAATGGGACGGCCAACAGTTGGTCAAAAGTACGGGCAAGATAGTCATCCACGAGGTCGTGACCCACTCGGACACGAAGAAAATATGGGATCGTTGACTGTAAGAAAACAACGTAATGACAAAAGAAAGTCACCACTTGCGTTAACCAAAGAAATTCAAGCGTTGATGGCAAATATAAAGAAACCAACAAAGAAAGTATTAATGGAAGAAGTAGAACCAACAGGTTCGATGTTAGACGAAAGTAATATTTTGGACATCGAAAACTAAAGTCTTATTAATATTCGTTATATTTAATATATGACGGTATATTGTCACTAAAATGGGATGTTTATGAAAGCAAACGTCAAGCATAACAAAATTCGGAATACGGGCATACTATTTGAACTATTAGTCCGTAAAATAACCTCAGACACGTTGGATAACCGTAGTAATGATACTGCGGTGAAACTAATGAAAGAATATTTCAATTCGAAAACCGAACTTGGTAAAGAATTAATACTCTATCGTTCGTTTTTCAATGCACAACAACTTAGTGAAACTAAGGCATTTGAACTCCTCAACGTATTGATATCACAACGTAAGAAATTGAATGAAATAGCATTAAATACACAAAAATACAAGTTAATTCGTGAAATCAAAAATAACTATGATTTAAAAGAATTTTTAAATGCTCGCATTCCGTCCTACAAAGTTTATGCTTCTGTATATAAAGTATTTGACAGTGTAGTGAACGAAATCCAAGATTTCAATGAAATTGAAGGTATGGTTGAAGCAAAGTTTACCATCGTCGAACATTTAAGTGGCAAAATGATTAGTAAGGAAATTAAAAACGATACCGTACTATATGAAACTGTGAAGGGTCAAGAAGAAGATTTACGTTTATTGACCTACAAGATTTTGATGGAAAAATTCAACCAAAAGTATGTTGGATTAAACGATCGTCAAAAAGACCTTCTTCGTGAATATATTTATAATGTGTCGAACTCAGTAGCACTCCGTACTTATGCAACAAATATGGCAAAAGAACTCGTTAAAGAAATTAAATTAAAATTACCACGGTTAGATAATAAAATAACCAAAATTAAATTGGCAGAAGTTGTTGTGCAATTAGAAAAAATCAAAACTGTGCAAATCGTGAAAGAAAATCATATGACTGCACTTCTCATTGCCTTGGAAATTACCAAGACATTAGACACTTTAAAGAGTTAATTTATGGACAAGAAGGAAGCACTTCGTAAGGCAATACGTGAATTAATCAAAAAAGAACTTGATGAAATGACCACAACGGGAAATGTAGCTGGATATCTTACTCCATACGCATTTCGTGGTAACAAGTCTGGCGCAAAAGATAGAGTTAAAAATATTGCAACGACAAGCACTGGATTCGAATTAACTCCAAAAGGCAAGAAACAATTTGACGAACCCGCAGACAAAATGGAAATTGTCAAGAAAAAATTGTCCGAAAACAAATATTACGAATATAAGAATGATCCTACAAAGTCTCCACATCAAAAAATTGCAGAAGCAATTTCGCAACTTAATAAAAATTTAGAAGAAGTTGAAAAGATGATTCGGATGAACGCACGTTTAAAGACAGAATCAGGAATAGCAGGTGAACAATTATGGAAGCGTACCCAAAAGGGAATGTTAAAACTCGAAGCAAGACTTCTTGGTTTGGCAACACGTATCCGTGAAATTCGTGGACAATAATATGCAAACACTACTCGTAGAATATAATGTTATCTCTTATGATAACGGATTGTTGATGGAAGCAGCAGACACTTCAAAACCATTAATTTTGAAGGACGTTGTGTTACAACGTGCTGACCACAAGAACCAAAATGGTCGTGTCTATCCAAAAGAAATTTTAGCACGTGAGGCAATGACATACAAGAATAACTTTGTGTCGCAACGTAGAGCATTGGGTGAACTTGACCACCCAGAAAGCCCAGTTGTTAATTTAAAAAACGTCTGTTGCAATGTAACTGACTTGTGGTTTGAAGGTCAAGATGTTGTTGGTAATATAGAAATTTTATCTACCCCATCAGGAAATATTGTTCGTGAACTTATCAAAAACAATATCCGATTGGGTGTTTCATCCCGTGGTATGGGTTCTGTTAGATCAATTGGAGAAAATACTGTCGAAGTTGGTGATGACTTTGCATTGATTTGCTTTGATATCGTCAGCAATCCAAGTACTCACGGTGCATTTATCAACGAAAACCAGGGTGGACAAATAATCACCCCCTATAGTCGTATTGATACCTTGATTTACGACTTTTTAGGCGAACTAAAATAAGGAGTTTTTTATGACAACAGTTTTGGTAGTATTGTTCGTGTTAGCAGTTGCAATCTATTTTCTTAACCTTAAAGCAATGGCAGCACCATCACCTTTGTTAAAGGCAACCAAGAAGGTTGAAGCAACTATTGTTAAGGCAGTTGATGTTAATGGTGACGGTAAAATTGATTTGGCCGACGCGGTTGCGGTAGTCAAAGCAGTTGAAAAAACTGGTAAGGTAGCAGTCAAGGCAGTTGAAAAAACTGGTAAATCGGTTGTTAAGAAAGCAAAAAAAATAACAACCACAAAGAAAAAAACTAAGTAATTTATATGCGACTTAAAACTTTATTAAATGAAAACATCACAAATGAATTTGTAAAGTTTGTCGCTAAAGAGCTAGAACTTGAATCACTACCGACGAAAATCAAATTCGTCGGTAGTGACTATTCAAAAGAAAATATGACCTTTGGAACATACAATGTTCAAACCGACGAAATTATTATTGTTAAAGGAAATCGTCATATTGCTGATGTATTAAGAACATTAGCACACGAAATGGTACATCATAAACAACGACAAGCAGGTAAGGACATGAATGGTGAAGATGGGTCGCCATTAGAAAATGAAGCAAACGCAAAGGCAGGAGAATTGATGCGTAAGTTTCGTTATATACGACCAGAATTGTATCAGGAGAGATAGGATGCCATCAGTCAGTAAAGCACAACAAAAACTTTTTGGAATTGTACACGCAATCCAAACAGGAAAAGCAAAGGCCAGTGATTTTAGTCCCGCGGCTCGTAAATTAGCAAAAACTATGGCAAAGGGTAGTGTGACGAAATACGCATCTACTCCATCCAAACATTTACCAAATAAAAAGGATGAAGTTGCAGGAGCAATTCCTGCATCAGACATGCCCGTTGCATCGGATGATATGACACCAACTGTATCAAATGACCCTACATATGTTTCGTTTGATGAGAATTATAGTGAAAAACAAAGTCAAATACTGAGCATTGTAAAAGATAAGAAACCAGCAGAAATTGACGGAACGTTGGTAGATATCTACACCGCAGCGTTACTAACTAAGGTATTACACAAATTAGCACCCGAAAACCGTAAGAAAATGTTAGCTCTTCCTATGGAAAAAATGGTGGCCGCCGCATATAAGTTAGTAACCCGATAATATGGGTAAAACTGCATATATTACTGATTTTGACGATACCTTGGTGCATACTGACGCTAGGGTTGCTGTTATTGATAAAGACAGAAAGCGCAGAACCATTTCTCCAGCGGAATACGCTTCATACGAAAAACAAGACGGTGATACCTTTGATTTTTCCGAATTCGAACAATTAAAAAATCCTCGTCCTATCAAAAAATATGTGGATTTGTTAAAAAAGGTAATTGACCAAAAGAAAGCAGACAAAATTGTGGTATTAACCGCACGTGGTCACACCAAACCTATCGCAAAATTTCTGCAATCCCAAGGAATTACTTCGAGTGTAGCTATTGCGGCATTGGGGAACAGTGATCCGATGGAAAAGGCACGATACATAGAAAAACATATCAAAGACGGATATACTCGTATCGCATTTGTAGATGATGCACCCAAGAATGTTAAAGCAGTAAAATCATTAACTGACAAATATCCAGAAGTAAAGCTGGTGGTACAACAAGTCAAAGAAAAAGATATTGAAAAAACTGGTGAAACATCACCCAAACAAACCAGATTAAAAGATTTATTAACACATAAGATTAAAAATCCACAAACTGGTAGAGAAATTCTTGTTAAGAGTGCATTAGGGTATAATAAAGAATCTCCAGTACGAAGAGCAGCAATAAATTATATCTCAAAAAATGTAAAATAAGGAGGTTGTATGTACGTTGAGGTAAGAGGAGATAGTAAGGGTGACTTGGATAGAGCACTCCGCCAGTTCTCCAAAATGGTTAAGAAGGCAGAAATAATAAACGAAGTGAAACGCCGTGAGTTTTATGTCAAACGGTCAAAGAAAAAGATACTTAAACAACAAGAAGCTCTTCGTCGTAGAATCAGAGAGAAAAAGAAAGTAGAAAAGAAAAATAACTCTGAGTGGTAAAAAATAGTGTTTTTTGTAAAGTGACTAATATATATTATATAGATTACACCTCTTTTGGGGTGTCTATGCTTTTGTATTTATAACCATATAATAGTTCGAATAACTATTGAAATTAATGAGAGGCACGATATGGCAGAAATTACGAACGAACTTTTAAAGCAAGCAATTGCAGATGCAGACGCTGTACGAGATATGGCAATTGCAAACGCAAAGCTCGCATTGGAAGAAACATTCACACCCCAAATCAAGTCCATGCTTGCAAAGCGTTTACGCGCTGAAGCAATGGAAGCAACAGAAGGTGCAGAAAAGGCAAAGGAAGAACCATTCCAAGA